ATCCTTCACCTTTACAGTGTGGGCAGACTATAGCACCTTCTGGTATCTTTATGGTTTCACGATAAATTTCGCCCTGTCTTACAGGATGAACATAATCAGACATTTTTCTATCTCCTACATTGGCTTGGTTCCTTTTAACTCTTCCTGCATCTTGTCTCTTATCTTCTTTGGGAATTCTTTGAGCAACATTGTGGCAACATCATCGTCTTGAATTGATTGAATGATCTCGTTCCATTCTGCCAATGTAAGTGTGATAGTTACCGAAAGGTCCATTATTGTTGTTTTTTTACTCATCCTTTATCCACCCTTTCTATATTTTTTAAATGATATTCCACAGATTCCGTGATAATATCACTCCAAGCCCACATCTGAAGGGATTCCTCTATTTCATTCCGTAATTCTTCATCTGTTAGATTATATTTCTTCTTAGTCTCATCCCATATATGCTTATATGTGAAGAGTTCATAAGTTTTATAAACAGCAGGTTCAATCATTTCATCACCAAGCGGTGCTTTCAAACTTTTAACTGTTTCTGATGGATGATACACATTAGATTTTGGATATTTATCTTTCCAAGATTCAGTCATTCTTTACACACCCATGATTCTGGGTATCTCTATCTATTCTCAGTTAGAATTCTAAGCATTTAAACCTTTCGGTTATTATCTGTGAATACCTATACAAAGACCACCATTAGTGGCATTATCAATCTTACAAACACCATATTCCTCAAGTTTTTTTATAATTTCTTGAATATCACATATTCTACTCAATTAAATTCACCTGAAACATGGCGGGTTACGTGTATCATCGAACAACTTTTCCCTACGTTCAACCTCCACTAAAAATATTTTCATTCTTATCCTCATAATTCTTATTTCCTCATTAATATCAACAAAAGAATAATTTCTCATATCTTCTCTAATTTCCATAGCTAATTCATCTGGGTCTTTACATCCCGTTTCAAATGATCCAAGTTTATTCATTTAATCACTCTCCAATTATTACATCTCTGTTTTTTCAATTCTTCTTCCCATCCTTTTTTGTCTGTATCAACTAAATATAATGCTCTAATCCAAATATTTTCAGGTTCATCCACAGAAAAACGACAGGTATATTCATGTGGAGAATCATCATAAGATAAAAATCCAAATCGCTTATAGAAGCAATTAAAACAGGACTTTTCACTCATTTTTTATCCACCGATCTTTCTAATTTTTTCTCAGCTTGCCGAATCATAGTCGTAACATGACAGTTAATTCTGCCACATGTTGGGCAAACTGGCTTACCATCCTTTCCTATCATTTTTTAATAACTCCATAGAGGCAAAACACACCATTGTTGTCCAAATCAAACTCTAGACAATGTTCACAAATTTCACAGTTTCCCATGTTCTGCCAACCCGTTTTTTTGTCTCTGGTTGGTATGCCCTCAATTATTGGTGGCTCTTTGGGTGGTGTAGTAATTATACCATTAAGATATTGGTTCCACTCTTTTACTATTGGTTCATTTTGCTCCGAAATTAATTGCCGTTGTTCATCTGTCATTTTAGAATAGTCATATATCTTATAGGTTTTGGGACACCAAACTGCTGAACTACGCACTCTGAATTTTGCTTTTCTTAAAAGTTCTACATCCATATTAATCACTTCTTGGCTGAAAGTGGCTGTTCCAAATTTTTATATGCCTTCTCGATGGCTGGTATCAATAGTTTGCCGTTGTTTCGTTTTTCAACCAAGTTTGAGAATTGCCTGTTACCTCTTTCTTCTCTGAGAATATGTGCAATCTTCCATGCGTCATTAGATAGTAAAACTAAATGGGTATAGCTTCCCCCAACTCTTCCCGTATTATCTTTTTTGATGAAGGCAAAGGGGCATCTGACAAAACTGATAAACTTGTCATCGTGCCATCCCTTAGCTATATCAAGGTCTGTATCATTCATTCGAGATGGTTGAACACAACCCATCTGGTTCACCATACAATCCTCAAAGTACAAAAGTAAGTTCCTTTCATCCTTGGTCATATCTTCAACTTTCATTTTTCATTCACCCTATTTTCTACCTCTTTAATATGGGATAAAAGTGGTTCATTCTTCTCCGATTCCATTCGCCAAGTCTCACCATCAAATAATTCTATCTTTCCCTTACTTGTACGCCATATCAGAGAATCATCAGGATTAATTCGAGCCTTCCATAAAAGGTGCTGAATGAAAGCTAACAACTTCTCAGGGTTCTCAATCCATTCCTTTACTGTATCTTCAACAGTGACTCTTTGGATACTCATTTTTTCACCATCTCTGAAAACTTTGTCGTATATGATTCTGTATTAGCGGCATACTGTTCAGACCTATATGAACAACTCTCAATTGGACATTTTAATTCTGATCTAGTCCACTCATCTGTGGAAATTAATTTTTCCAAATGAATCGGACATATTCTCCTGCCTGATTTAAGTTCATAATATGAGTATCCTGTTAGTGGGTGTGTATATCCACTGAAATAAAAGGATTTTCTTTCTACGTATAGCCCAAACTTTTGAAATGTATGTCTAGCTGATTCGGTACGTATCTCGAAGTTATTTATATCACCCCTTAGAGACTTCATACCACGTTGAAAACTCTTGTTCCAACGATATTCTCCATATGTGAATTTCATTATTTATCCAACCCTATCTATCAACCGATTATAGGCATCTATAATTGAACCTTTAGCATCAAGTTCCTTGAATGTTGATCTGCAATGGATGTTCTTACACTCAAATACAAATATGTAGTTATTATCGGTTTTTATCTTTGTGCTAAAGAGTTGATCCTTTTTGCACATTGGACATATATACGGTCCTTTAAACATGTTATGAACATTATTTCTTCGATGTTCTGTAAGAGAGGCTTTATATTCCTCAATTTCATCTATTGATTTTTGCATTACTGTCAATAACAGAGTTGGTTGATGAGTTTATAAAGATTTCGGTTAAAAGACCGAATTTAAACGGATATTTTGTTAATAACTTCCTGTCCTTTCACAGCAAGGTCAAACGGGTTTGTGGTGCATGGCAGACTTCTATACTCAAATCCGTGTTTCTTAGGTTCCCACTCACCAAGCATCCTCTTGTTGGAAACCACATAATCTTTGAATGTGTTGTCCAATTCAAAAACCATATGTCGAATTTCATCCTTTGTGAAGTCTCTAAACTTTTCTTTTTCTGTATCCCATATGGAAAAGTGAACGTGCATACCAGCAGTTGCCCTTCCGGGTAGAAGTCCTGTGTTGTGGGTGTGTTCGGTCTTTCCATAGATGTTTTGTGTACTATCACCAAATGAGGCATGATGATACTTTTCGGCTATATATTTCTGCCATTCGTCTGTGACTTTCATTTCTGGACTTAGAAGTATTTTTAATCCTAACACACGTGCCTTTTCTCTTTCGTTGCTTTCGGCTAGTCCAAGTGTATCAACAACTCTCTCTGGGTTACTTCCCCAAGCAGAACGGACTTCAACAAGGAAGCCCATCTCATCAGCAGGGAAGTTGTACATAGGTGCTTCTACGATTCTGTTATCAGAGTCGAGAAGCCACATCTCTCTCTCCAAACCAATCTCTTTGATTAGCATACATACTACCTTTATCGAGAATATATAAACGTTTGTGTACTGTTTGCACAAAAAATACATTAAAACATTAAGTTTTACCTGAAATAAGTACCGTAATATATAATCAGGGCATTGTTAGCAACAACTATCATGTTTATTTCAATAGCTAATATAATGAAAACCTTACAAAATTTCCGATATGCCAGTGATGCATTATGCCTTTCAAGATAGTTTTGCCCAAATATAAGCACACCAGCCACACCACTCATTATCAGAAATGATACTAATATCACAAGTGGATAGCCCCCTAAATTCAAAAGATATGCGGTTACAGGATTTGCCTCATATCCATAACCATGACTTATAGAAACAGTGGTTGTGATCAAATCTAAGAATTTCGTAAAGAAGAGAAGAGATACAATTATGAAAGGTTGTATTTTTAGACTCTTAATTTCAGAACCCATATTTGATATTTGGTTGTGATCTGTTTATAAACATTTCGGTTCAGTTTAGGAAAAAATGCTCTGATATATAATAATACAATTATTCAGGACAACAATCATATTAAATATGAAAAAACCATAAGTAACTATCCTAATTGTAAATATCGTTGGTATACCCTCTCTATTGAACCATTTTTGCATGAAAAGGATCATGATACCAACACAGGACATAACCAATAAAGATACAATCGCTAGTGATAGAAAACCACCTATACCTAGAAAGTACGCTGTGATGGGGTTTGCTTCAGAGGCATAACCACTTTTTATTCCAAAATAAGTTGTTCCTAAGTCCAAAATCTTTGAACCTAAGAGAAGTGTGAAGACTGTGACGGGTTGGAGTTTTCCTTGTGTCTTGGACATAATAATTTATATGTGATAACTTACTTATAAGGTTTTCTATTTTATAGGTGATGTCATACCATCGGATTTTCCAGCCAAAGACATCATTTCATTATAACACTTTAGACAAAGTTCTCTTTGATTTTTTGGATCATATCCCAGAAAATCGGTCTTACAACCACATTTATCACACGTTGTTTTTCCTATCTCTAATCACCTCCATCCAGAGATTTTCCATTTTTATCCAAGCACTTACATTTTCAAGGGTTATTTTTCTCTCTTTATCCAAGTAGTAGATTTCCTTTATCCCACTTTGAATGATAAAACGTCTGCACATAAAACATGGGCTATCTCCTTTGGCATCGCCAGCAGGGGAAAGATACATGGTTGCACCCCATCTACGTATTGGATCGGCTTGAATTATGGCGTTCTGTTCAGCGTGAACGGCTGGACAGAAGTTGTAGGATGTTGAATGTTCTTCGTTCTCTAAGTCCTTGAGACAGGGCATTTCTTCCGTTCCACAGTTGTGAGTTCCACGTGCAGAACCGTTATATCCCGAACTGATAATCATGTCATCTTTTACGATGATTGCACCGAACTTTCGTCTTGAACAGGAAGAACGTTCAGCAACAACACCTGCTATATCCAGATAATACTGGGTTTTTGTTGGTCTAGACAATTCTATATTTTAACCACATGAACTACATATAAATGTTTCGGTAAATATATCCCAGTTTCCTTTAATATATAATTTTTTTGGTTATTTTTTCAGCTTTTTTTCCAATTCCTCTATCTTTGTGTTGAGTATAGCAATATCAGCATAGTGCTTTAACTTAACTTCTGGTGCTTTTGCCCCACCAAACTCTTGTTTCCACAAAGTAACTTCATTCTCAAGAACCTTGTATGGGCATTTGTTCGGAGTACACCGTATCTTAATACAGAAATCACGGTTCGGGCAACTAAGCTGGATTTTCTCTTCCTCACTCAATTTATATGTCATTTTTTCACCATTCCATCGGCTGTGGATTTAATACAAGAATAACGTTTCATATTTTCATTAAATGAACTTGTCTTTTTCTCTTTATCAGACCATTCACTTAACCTAGCCATACCATCTTTAAAATAACTAAATTTCATAGCACATCTTAGACACCTTGCATCTCCATATCTCTCTATATCAGACTGAACCCATTTGTGAGGTAGTAAATCTTTTTCAGTAAGAGGAACCACAAGTTGAAGTTTATCAAGTAATTTTTGAAGTCTTACACGTTCTGCATCATATTGATTTTCAGATGAGAAGTCCCTTTTCTTATATGCCTCATCAGCAAGTTTTTTTAGTTTTGAAATCCTTTCTTCCAAATTCTTTATACTATGTGTTGGATTATTATTCATCATATTGCACAATAACCTATGTTATTGATCATTAATATAAGTCTTTCGGTTTGAAACCACCAAAATCATTAGTTATCTATTATAAAATAAATAGATTTTTTACTATCTACTCGTCTACGCTTCCACGCTTCCACTCTTCAAATATTATGATGTGATCTCATTTTTTCGCCTTTTCTTTTTAAGAAAGCAAAATATTTTAACAGAATTCTAACATCTTTTTCTGTCCCATTTCTAACTGCCATATTCTGAACGATTCTAAAGCTATCCGTGCAACCTCTACTTTTATACCAGTTTAGAATCACAATCGAACCAGCAAGTGGATTTGGTTCCCTTTCTTCTCCTATAAAATCGCCAAACGGAACATAAATCACCCCTGCACAATCATCATTATCATACCAATATGTTCCATATGGTGAATAATTATCTTCATGCTGGTTACAGAACCTACGGAGTTTATTTATCAAAAAGCAATTCCAGTTATCGTCCCTGAAAGTGCCATCTAGATTGAAAGCACAGTATGGTGGGCTTCCATTCCAATTCTGTTTACCGTGTCTGCAAAGTATTCCTGTCAATATTTTTCCTTCCTTTGCACCAACATTCCCAGCACATTTCCTTAGTACCTTCCCTACCTACAGTTCTAGACCATTCTAAATATGCTGAAATACTCAGTGGGTTACTACCAATGATGATTATCTCAGATTCGTGACCACATTTATACTTTGTCAAACTTTTTCAATATGAGTAAAGACCTGTGTAGTATTTAAATCTTTCGTATCTAAAGATATTTAGGTAATGTTTCCATAACCAAAAAAGAAAGCTAACAAATCCATGAAAATACTACACCCACAAGCTACAATAAATCCAGCAACACCCGGAGTATAATTTGACTGGTAATTGGAAAACCAACCAGTATACCAAATTCCAAATATGACAAGATCAAATGCCGAACTTAGCACAATGGCTATACCAAATGCTTTCCAATCCATATTAGACTTCACCATTTCTATTTCAATACGTGTAAATACTTGTGTAGTATTTAAGTCTTTCGTATCTAAACAAACCTTTAAATACTATTAATGTTTCTATAATATGCTTACTGCCTCAAAGCACATCGCTGACTGACCAATTACTTTGACGGGGAGGGGTAAGCTATTTTCTTCTTATCCCATATTTTTATACGGACAATCTCTAACACTAACATACATACACATTCCGATGCTACGCAACTTTGAACATGTATATGGTTTTAGATGTCTACAAGATTTAATTTGACTTAAACATATGGTGTTATTCCAATCCAACCAATTCAATGGCTCAAGGAAACTTCTTACATCCTCTGGACTGAAAACCTGTAATAAATCTGTCGCTGTTGCAACCCTAGCAGAATGTACAGGGTTTGGAACTGTTATTGCATTGTAAAGGCAAGGTCTTAGATATGCTTTTAAAAGATCGTTTGTTCGACCAGACACAACAGGTTGAGCTATTAATGATGGTGTCATATTCACGATTTCAGATAGTTTTAACTGTGGTAAATCGTTTATTGTTTGTGTTGGTTTTGGTGCTTCTGAAAATTCATGTGGCATCCTTGACCAGTTAATAACATCCATCCACTTGAAATTTACAAACTCTGGTGGAAGTGGTGTACACCAGAACCTATTCTGTGGTGGTCTACGTGTATTGGGTATTCTACTAATTCTTCGTATATCTCCGATGCAATGTGGGTCTGCTGTTGTTTTTGTATATCCATCACCAAAAACAGCTCTGAGAATACCCCAAGTTGCTTGTGATAAAATCTCTTTCGTGGTTGGAATTGGCTTTAACAGAACATAAATATGAACACCTTTTTTACCAGACGCAATTACCGCAACCGAATGTCCTTCTGCCATAAGCCATTTATAAACTCTCTTTGCATCTTCAAGTGCAGAGGCATAACCATCAAAATCATAAAAAATTTTGTCCACTTCATAATCTAATGTATAGATTGAGGTATAACAATCAGTTACTCCGTCATTTTCAACTAAATAACGTTGCATTGCATCCATGTTATAAATATTCGATCTTATTCCAACTTCTCTGGGAAACTTACCAAAAAGTTGTCGGGTTAGTTGATCAAAAATCATAAATAATCACACATAGAATTTATGTTAAACTATTGTACCTTATCTGATCAATGTTTTTCTCAATTTCTTCAAAGTGCCTATCCAAAGTAAATATAAGTTTTCCCATTAAACACAATCTACATATTTCTGGACTTGGTTTATGTAAACAATCACCAGAATATTTATCATTCATTGGAAGTGGTGTAAATTCACAACTTGGAACATCATCAGAATCATTACGATTTTTCAATATCCAAGGTTCAGTATGATCAGTCATTTTATCTATTCTCTTTTTCGATCATTCTAAATGTTGGATGGTCTGGTGAGTTTGGGTGTGTTACAGTTACCCAAACCTGTCCATCTTTTCCAAGTGTGATTTTTGTCACCTTGAGTTGGATTGTATCACCAACTTGTAAAGTGTCCATTTAGATCAGTCCTGTTTTTTAGTCGCTAAGAAGCACATCATATTTATGTCTTTTGATTGTTGTGTTATGAATATTGCCTTCTGGAACATTGTGATAGTGATTTCACCTGCAAAACTTTCCAACAGACTTTTTAATAACTTTACATTAAAGTTATATTTCTGATAGTTAAATGGTACTTCAGGTGTTATTGGTGTGTCTGTCTCAAGATGATTTCTTGGAACCAATACTTTTTGTGGATCAAGGTTCATATTCATTTCTGCATGTCCATCCATTTCCCACTCTAACTTCATAGAAGTATCGAGTACTGATATGGAAACATCTGGGAAGTTTGGTATCACTAGTCTTTCTCTTCCAATCTTAGTTTGGAAATGTATTGGTGTACTCTGTCTCTTTGCTGGCAGAAAACCAATGCCTTCAACGTCTGTTACGGGTATACTACTTTCAGCAACACCAACTGACTTGATGTTTTGTGGGTTCGGTATAGATGGTGTCCAACGTTTACCACCAGCAACAAGCTGTAGCTTATTGTTGGGTATGTCCGACTCAATTGTAACTGATTGTTCGGAACCAATATACAATTCATCAAGATTTTTAATAAACTGTTTTGTAATCTTGATTTCTGTCATTGCATCACATACATACTCACTAAAGTATGTAGGTTGATAGACACCATAAGTACCATACGTTCCTTGTGATACATTTGTGATTGCCTCTTGTGGAGTGAATCTAATGAAAGCAGAATCCGACAGTCCATTCATCAAGGCTTTCTTAAACATATCTAGTAATCGTTTGGGTTCTAATGTTATCTTAAACATTTTTACTTATCTCCTTTATAAAGCAATTCATATGCTTTAACTTTTCCAGCATCTGCTGTAACATCTACTTTTCTACCTGTAGGGAAACTAGCATATTTAGATGTTGTTATATGTGCATTAAAACGCACAACACCACTAAGTTTATCTTCTGTACTCCACGTTTCAATAACGATGTCTGTCTGATCCTCAATGATGTCTAACCAGATTGGTTTCTTTGTCCTTTCCTTGGTTACACCATTGATTATTATTTCTTCATAATCATACTTAGTGCAGAAGATTACCCCTTTCTTCACAATCATTGCTAGTTTGAGGAATAACTGTTTAGTGTAGAGTCTGCGATCCTTCCAGAATTGCCACTCAACACCCTGAGTCATTTTTATACCATTACGCCATCTCATAACATTTTCTGCAATTTTCATATACTCTTCCAGACCATCTATTAAAATCCAATCTGGATAAGCGTCTGGTCCTTGTGACTTAATCATATCCAGAATTGAGAAGATGTATCGGAAGCAAATTTCAGATGATACTAGAGAAGCATCTGGGCTTGAGTAATCCATATATTTAATGGCATCATAAATAGTGATTCTTGGGTCGCTGTTAAACATATCAACCCAAGTTGGCACTGTTTTGTGGTCAAATGACAGAACATCCATCTTTCCGGGGAAGGAAAGTGCTACTGTCGTTTTTCCTGAGTTTTTACCACCAAAAACAGTGAGATATTTTAGTAGTGTTGGTTTTTCTGGTTCCATATCATATTCTTTCGGAAATGTTGGTAGTGCTATAATTGGTACGTCTGATGTTTGTTTAAACACATTCATACCACTAGACAAAAGTGGGTTTGGCACAGGTGCTGGTGGTTTTGGTGCTTCAGGTAGAAGTGAAGATATTCCAGTTAGAGGCTTAGTTTCTTGTGGTGTTGGTGTAGCTTCTGGTGTTTTTTCGGGTGCTACTTCAGATGTTTTTTCTGGTGTAGTTTCTGGTGGTTTATTTTCCACTGGTTTTGGTTCTGTTATTTGTGGTTGAACAACTGGTGGTTGTTCATCCTTCTTTTTCACACCAAATAAAGCCTCAAGTGACATTTAGTTTACCGTTCCTCAAATCCTGACTGAGAGAAGATTGGGACTATAAGACAGACAGCCATACTTAAAGTTTCTAAGTTTGTTGTGTTATCCCTCTTCTTCGTAATAGGTCCAAGGAAAGCACAATATGTACCATCATCATAGACTGTATTCTCTGGTGCTACCCAACCAGTTATTCCGGGCATAACAATTCTACCCTGATTATCCTGAGTTGGTTTTTCCTGAACGGTCATGTCGGTTATCTTGATCCTACCAGACATTATGTCTGTTGTATCTGGTAAATCCTTTGGCTTCCATGTTATTGGAGAACCAGAAACATAACCGATGATACAACGCCAATCCGTATCAACAACATATCCTGTTTGTGCTACTGTTTTTGACGGATTATTATATGCCTCTGCAATTGTTACAATTGGAATCTTTAGTTGCTCACATAGAGCATATACATCTAAGTTCGATGGCTGTACGGGTCTTACATTTGCCCTATCATCTAAGACAAAATCACCACCCTCAGCAAATCTGCCGAGACTAGCGGTATATATGCTTAGTGGGACAAGCCCAAGCGGAACATCTGCAAATTTACCATTACCAACCATTCTCTTTATTACCATTTGACCTTCATTAACACCAGCATAGGCATTAATATAAGGTGTTTTTCCACCCTTACTAATTTTCTTTCCCTGATGTCCAAGGAAGATAAAGGTAATATCTGTCACAGGTGGTCTTTGGATAAGCATCTGGAAAGCCTTCCCAATTGCATATCTCTGTCTCATTTCAAGTAGTCTTTCGGGTGTCGAGCTAGGAAATTGCTTTGTTGCGAATGTTCCTGAAACCTCAAACTCCCTTTGGTACTCCTTGATTACAACATCACGACTAATTCCCCACTTTGATACCAGTTGGCTAAACATAGCCTCAACAAAATCTGGATATGTAGGCGGGTGTGCTAATAGTTTTGAATCTTGTGTACTCAAATTGAGTCTGGGAATGATCCAATAGAAGGGTATATAAACCTTTGTAATATACCATAGATTGCTATGTATTCCAACATTAAAAAAAGATTACTGGTAGTATATATACCGATATTGGTTTGGATATTATATCACCTCAAAGGCAAATCGGAGATGCTTCTTGAGGATATGGAGATCAGAATACTTAAATACTCTTGTGTATAGGGATAGGTAACTATGTCCGAAAACATAAAACTAGTCGATAAATACAAACCACAACATTGGGAAGATATTGTTGGACAAACTAGGATTGTTACTCAGGTAAAAGCCATTGTGGATAAAAAAGGACCATACCCACACTTTTTGTTTGTTGGTCCTGCTGGTTCTGGTAAAACTTCTTTAGCAGAAATATTTGCTAAAGAAACAGGATATGATGTTCACGAATTTAACGGTTCTGACGATAGAACACTTGTTTTCATTAGAGATAAAATCAAGGCACTTTCACAATTTGCTGGTAGGAGAATTATTATTCTAGATGAAGCCGATATGTTGATTCAACCAGCACAGATGGCTATGAAGAGGATAATGGAAACCACAGATGCCATATACATACTCTGTGCTAATGATGAATTTAAAATTGAGGATGCTATCAAAAGCAGGTGTGCAATTTTCCGTTTCCCAAGGTTGACTGATAGTGTTGTTGAAGCTAAAATTGTTGATATTATTAAAAAAGAAGGAATTGGCTTTGTTGATGACGAAAACCAAACTGTTATGAGAGGTCTGGGTACACTTGTCAAAAATGCCAAGGGAGATTTACGAACAGCACTCAACGATCTTGAAACTGTTATAGATGTCAATAAACAAATAACACCTGAGTCAATAATGCTTGTTGGTGGAACCACAGGACTTGCTGTTTTGGCTATGGTTAAAGCACTTGAGGGTGATTTCAACACAGCCAAGGAAATGATCGAAAAGGCATATGTTGAAGGAAAATACGATCCAAGAAATATTTGTAGGGAGTTATATAGTGCTATACCAAATTTGAATGTTGAGTTAGAAATAAAGATTAGGATGTTCGAGAAGCTGGGAGAAGTTGAACACAACCTAAATGATGGTGGTGATCCAATAATTCAATTGGTCACATATATATCTTTTATATGGTTAATCCCACATGCTACGGGTTGCCCACTTCTCAAGTAGGTTTAATTTATGTCCGAATATTGGATTGAAATACACCCAGAAGAACCACAGTATATAATCGTTTCGGATGAAATTATCAATATTCTAAGAAATGCGAAGTTTCCAGAAAAATTAGATGTACAGATTATATTAATTGATAAAACAATTACACTCATATTCTATAAATTTACTTCAGATGCTGAGAAAAAAGCAATACTTACAGACAATAAAATTACGGGAATTAAATATACAGACATCAGTAAGGTTTATAAGTTGCCGATTAGAGTATTTGTTACCTTTGAACAGAGGGACACATACCAACAAACCAACCTTGACTTTGACGTTTTTGTGATTGACTTCACGACTGACATAGACAAACCAAAACAGGAAGAGGAAGAAAGTTTAGAAGATGTGTTCAAATGATGTCCACAGTAAATGAAAAAATGGCTAGTATCACTCAAACCCAGATGAATCTGGATGAAAACTGCCCTCAGAGTTGGTATTATTATCGTAAAAAGTTCCCTAAAATTATTGGAGATACTAGATATATGCTGGTTGGAACCATAATCCATAATTCCATAGAACAATATTTTAGGACAATTTCAGAAAGCCCACATACTGGACTAATATCTGGAACATTCAAGACAATTTTAGATAAGAATTGGGAACCACATAATGAAGAACTAAAAGAATTATATAATAGAAAAATAAAATGTACAGAAAACTTCTTAAAGTTTGAAACAGAACGAATGAAAGTTTGCAATAGATATAGACCATCAATGCAAGAAGAAAAATTAAATGCCAATATTAACGGTGTAGAGTTTTTTACAATTGTTGATTGTTTCTGGGCTGAAGATGGATTCTTAGTTGATTGGAAAACAGGAAGCAAGAACACTTTAAGTGTACAGGATTACATTCAAGGCATGATTGAAAAAATGATTCTTGAGGCTAGAGGATATACAGTCAAGAAAGTAGTTTTTGCAATGTTATTCACAGGGCAATATATTGAGATGGGTGTACAACCAGATAATTTCATTATGGACAGAGCAAACAAAATGATCCGTGAATGGACAACTGGTAACTTCCCAAAAATAAGAGGGCAACAATGTTTATATTGCGGTTGGGATATTAGGTGTGCCCTTCAAGAGAAGAAAATTAGTCTATGGGAGATATAAAAATGGGTGTATATCATAAATGTGAACATTGTAATAGAACCCTAACAGATATGGATTCCATGACTGTCGGTTATGGTCCAGTTTGTTATAAAAAGTTATTTGGTATAGCACTAAAAAGAACACAAGCTAACAAAACAAAAACTATATACAAAACAACAAAAAAGATGAAAGATTTGTTGGAAATGGAGAATTTAGATGAGGTTTTTATAGATGTTTGAACCAAAAAAAATTAGTGATTTATTGGGTAATCCAACAGCACTTAAAAAATTAGAGGAACAGATCAAAGACGGTGTTCCAACACTTATTGTTGGTCCACCCGGAATTGGTAAAACCACAGGTGTAAATGTTATTGCAAAAGAGTTAGGATATGAAGTCATGGGGCTTAATGCTAGTGACGATAGACAGGCTGGAACAGATGATGAACCAAGCGAACTTAGAAAGTTGCTTTGGAAATCTCAAATGAATAGCCCATTTGGTGAGAAATATCTTATATTTTTAGATGAAGTTGATGGTATGGGTAGCACTCAAATGGATGGTGTATCGAGTTGGGATATTGTTAAGGATATAATTCAAGAAAGCGTTTATCCTGTTATTCTAGCTTGTAACGATGACTATAAGGTTCCAGAAGGCGTACAAAAACTTCTAATAAAAATTGATTTCAGACAGGTTGATTCCAGAACAGTAACAAAAATTGTACAGAAGTTTGCTAAGGATATGGGTGTTTCACCAGACTTATCAAAAATTGGTGGTGATATTAGATCAGGAATTTCCCTTCTTTTTGGTGGTGAAGGTTATGTTCCATCTGGTGATTTCCTATATATTCAGAAGTTTTTTGCTGAAGGAACAGAGATTGAACGAGAGAAATATCCTTGGATTTTAGATAACATACCTGAATTTTACAAGGGTTATGATATGTATTTGGCATATAAAGTACTATCATTAACCAGATATAGCCCAAGGGCACTAGATATGCTGAGAAAGGGCAAGATAGGAAGGGTAAAGTTCCCTACTTATTACCTAGTTAGGAAGAAAGATAAAAAGGTGGAGAAAGAGGAAAATGGTCAAGTTTAGAGATGCGGGTTGCCTTTTAACAGCTATTGTTTTGGGTAATGTATTTTGCGATAATTGTCCTTTTCACCTACTTTTTGGATGCCATAGTGGTGAATATATAACAGATAAGGTGAAAACAGAAAATGGCTGATATTTCAGAAAAAAACCCGTTTGATATTATTTCATTACCATCAGAGATAGAAAAAGAAGAGACAATCAAAAAGAGAGAGGGTATTACGGCAACTGGTTTGGTTGGAGAACTTGCAAATTTTATGTCTGATAAAATTCCAACAAGCCCAGATTGGTGTGAAAATTTGGCGGCTTGTTTGGTTGGGGCAATTGCTGGTTCAACTGAGGATGGAAAAATGAGAGAGATTAGAAATTCTTTTGGACCACTCAGACCTAACATATTTACAATTTATATCGGTGCTAGTAGATTAGGATTCAAAACAGTTCCACTTAAAACGGTTGTTAGACCTATGTTAATCAGAGTTACAACCATGTATAACAGCAAAGTGTGTTTGGAAAATGGAATAACTGTTGATGAGTTCTATATTAGAAAATCTGGTTTATCAAAGGCAAAAGGAAAAGAAAAAACAACACCAGAATGGAAAAAGGAAAAGGAGTTTATTGATAGAATTTCAACACAACTAGTAAATTTTGAAATGCCTGAGAGTTTTACAAGTGAAGCATTAATATCTTGGTTATCAACACATCCAATCGGAATGATTGCTTCTGATGAATTCACAAATATGTTCAAGGGAACAACAACAAAAGACTATTTAGCAAATGTTATGGAAGTTCTAAGTAGGCTTTATGATAGTGAGGTTGAAAAGAAAGCAACAATAGCAAGAGGCATAGAGGATGCAAAGAATATACATGTCTGTTTTGCATCGGCAACCACACCATATGTAATGACCCTCATGGATGAATCTTTCTTTTGGCAGGGTACTGGAAATAGAATACTTTGGATTGCTGATGATGAGCTTGATAAGATTGATGTGAAAGAGGAAGAAAATTTCACGGAGTTTTTCTGGAACCCAGATCAGACACGTGCCTTTGAAAATGAATTTGAGAGACTATCAATCTTATTGGCTGGAATTAAAAATTTACCAACAGGGCAACTTTTACTAAGTTTCGGTTCTGCGGCTGAGTTGAACAAATACAGAATTGAGATGTATAATAAAGCAGTTGATCTTTTTGTGACAGATATAATGGATAAAGATTCAAGTTTCGTTGCTGGTCTTGCTCAAAACGCCATGAAGTTGGCTTTAATTCATTGTATTGGAAGATATGCTATGGATTCTAGTAGTGGAAACTATACAGGATTCATGGAAATAAATGAGGAAGATTCTGGTTGGGCAATTAAGAAAATGGATAGACATCTCAAATTCTACAAGAAGTTATGGGATTTATCTTCTAAGGTTAGAAAAACAGAGACAAAGGCACATGTGATAGATCAGGATAGGGTACTTCTGTTGATTGAGAGATTTGAATCAACGGGAAGAAAACTCACGGCAAATGAGTTACGTAGGAATACAAAATGGGACAGTGAAGAGTGTCAAAAAGTATTGAATACTATGGTACTAAACGAAGATATATATGTGGTAAATGAGAAAAAATTTACATATTACACAACCATAAATCCAAAAGTTTAGTCCTTTTTATCTGGTTGTTTTTCAATTAAATTCCATTCAGAACTATGATCAGTGGGATTATGCGTTGCCCTACCCTTAGCTAAATAAACTATATTAAAAATCTTACAGTATGGGCACTCAATTTTATCTTCGGCTTCTGAACTTACCCCATTTCTCATTAATTTAAAACTATCTGGTGGAATTACCCGCCTACAAGAATAACATATCATTATGTCTGAAAGCATCGCTGTTTTAATTACCTTAACACATTATACATGTATGATAGAATATAAATGTTATGATAAAGTGAAAACAACCATTTTTCTTACCTAATATACCAAATCAAGGCGTGAATATCCACAATCCTTTTATACTACATATGTATTTCTATTACATGTGAAAAACATGGAACAAGAACAGAAACCGTTAAGCCTTGGAAAGTTATCCATCCTGATTGATGAGAAAAAACCAAAGTGCCTCTGTGGAAAACCATTAGAGGGAGTCGGTGTAAACTATTGGGGTCCACATGATAGTGGCATCTACATCGTTGGTGAAAAGGAAAAGCAATGGGTTTATATCCACTGCAACCACTGTGGATATGACATGGCACTCTGGAAGATTATGAGGGAACTTCAATGACCGTAAAACCCAAGATGCTTCAGTACAACGTAGACTTCTTTATGAGGGGGATGACACCAGACGATGAGATTATCCCAGATGGATCAACAGTCGGTCACTATACCATAGACAGGACAAGACTTCACCGATGGATCGACATGCTCATAGACAGTGGTAAAGTTGATAAGATCGATATTGGTTGGTATGATGCTAGTATAGGCTATGTCAAGAGGGTACAAGATCAGCTTGTTGAGAGCGAGAAAAACCTTGATGAACTTGAAAACAGAGAAAAGACACAATGAACAACAAACAGGCACTTTTTATAATAACACTACTTACAATCATATTTATATCTTTTATGGCTTATTTGATATTCCCACTACCAAAACTTATATTTTGGATTTTAGAAATTGCCTTGGTTATTGCCATTCCATTATGTGTACTTGGTATTTCAGTATTAATATATGAGGAATATACATATCTAGGAGAATAAAAACACAAACCTTATATAAAGCCCGTAATATTTATAAACAAAAACATATTATATTAAATTGATTAATATGACATCTGGAAATAAAACACGTTGTGATTTCTGTAATAATGAATTAATAGCTCAACCAAGAGCTAGAAAAGATAAATCGGGTATGTTTTATTCAACACGACCCGAATATTATATGCCATATAAATGTCCTTTTTGTGGTGGATATTTCTGCGATAAACATAGATTGCCTGAGAATCATAAATGTAAAAATATGCCATCTAGATATAGAAATACAGCATATAAAGAAATGCCATATTATGAAATCCCAACATATACAGATGTTAAAAAAATGTATTTAATAGAGCAAAAAAAGCCTGTTACAACATTTGACTATAATCCACCACCAAAAGACTACAGTAAACTGGGAAATTCACCAAAACAAACGGTAGCTGATTATATCCCATACTGGAAGGCAAGCAAAAAACCCAGTTTATTGACAAGAGCTAAAAACAGATTAACAAGAAAGAAAAAAAGATAAATTTAATATTCCTGTATCTGCCCATTAGCTAACTTTTCACAGTAATCTCCAAGTCCCAGCATTTCATGGTTCACCAGATTGATTATTTCATCTTCTACTACTGTTTTGTGAACCATCAACCCATCGTGTTTTATGTATATGATTGTCGGTTCGTTTATTGGTGTTCCAATCCTGCTAACCATCCAGACATAGACGGTACTTATCTGATTTTCCTTGAAATTCTGGTATATCTTATCCGCAAGATAGAAACAGAAGTGATTATAGATTTTTCCGATGTGTGAGATTGAATTCTTACCACTTGCCGCCTCAACGCTCATGGGTCTGGACATTGAGATCAAACCAACAGGATTGTTACCTCTACCAACTTGACCAGAATCACCAGATTCGGCTGATGTTCCTGTGACGGTGAGATACAAACCATTTATTCCATTATCATATCTATCCAATGTATTGAGCCTAATTGTTGGAGTATAATCTGGATAATTCTCTCTACAGAATCTAGCTATTAATCTTGTAATCTCTTCTTTGTCCTTCCTATAAGCATACATATCTGTGATATATCTATCAATCATAGCCATTGCCACCGTGATGTCTAATTGTTTGCCGTTTCTGATAGTCATTACCTTGATGTCCTTGCCTGAGCATGGATATTGTTTCTTGAATTCTGGTGTGTTAAGATATTTCTCAAGCCCTATTGTGAGATTTTCTGTCGGTGTGAATGGTGCATACCCTACAGCCGCAGATGTGTCGTTGGCTGGTAGAAATTCACCATTTTTAGTTCGTTCAAAAATATCATTGAGATCACCAGAGCCTTCAGCTAGGTATGAAACATATTTCGGCATAGGGAACATATCTAAATTTGTCTTAAACCAGTTCTTGATTGTTTGCTCTATAACTGGGTGGATGTCCACTTTCTTCCCATCAATAATAGATGTTGCTCTATCACCCAAACATATCGTGGCTGGTTTTATGATCTTCCCACCACCAAAGGCTGGTTGTGTTTCACCAGCAAAGAGTGTTGCCTTATCAAAGTTGTGGTGCTGTTTCCAGTTCTTGAAGTATTCTACAGAGATTGCATCAACGATACTATTTATGATTGTATCTGGATGCCCAAAACCCTTACGTTCAACGATTTCAACGCTGTCATTTTCAACGTTTGTCACACGTACTGGCTCAATATTTATGTTGACCATATCGTATATGTATATAGATAATAAATATAAATGTTTGTATGTCTATGAGGAATAATTATATTAATGTGTCTACATATCTCTGTATCATCTTTGTGTACACCAACATCCTTCTATCATGTCTGGTCTTACCTGTCTTGTAATGTTGAAGATAGTGGGCAAATTCATGGGAAACATCACCAGCAATTATTTGCCTATACTTGACATATTGTATCGTGTTAGGATACACGAATTTACAGAACCTCCTATTTTGTATTTTTATGTTTGGTATAGGGACATGAAATCTCCAACACATAAAATAAGTTAATCCGATTGCCTCTATTTGAGTTATGGGCTGATCATACTTTGTGTTAGAAAGTTTATCTCTTTCAGTCCTGTAGTATACAAGACGAGTCAAAGTTTGTCACTCTTGTAGGAACACCTGATACAAACATTATCGAATGTATATCCATCAAAGAACCTACAAAGGTTACAGGTCTTTCCTATTAGAACCTGCGTACCTAATTTCGGGCACTCAACCAATGGTATCCGAATAACTTCCAGAGATTCAAATTTTGGCTTTGGCATGTGTACCATACACATAGATACATATCTCTTATATAAATCTTCCGAACCTAAGAATCTTGTATAATGGCTTTTATATATCCAATTCCGAAATAAAAGCCAAGAATGATAGCAACTCTTAGTACTGTATAATTGTGATGGTTCTTTAAATCTACACTCATAATTGTAAAAATTAAGCCCCAGCTTCCAAAGAAAGCACCAATACAATCAATCAGTGGTCTTGTTCCAATAAAATACGGTATGAAGAAAAACACAGGACTTAGAAGAATTAATAATGATGGCAGAGAACGGGATGGAAGATAGAAATGTTTTACCCTCAACATCCTACCCCAACTCCAACCATAGCCAAAAATTTGCTTTTGGAATTGTTTTATTGTCTTTCTTTCGTGATGTATTACTGGTGAGTTTGGGACACCTAATAATCTATATCCTCTCTTACGTAGTCTATAATTCATCTCATAGTCTTCTGCACCACCAATATCCTCATTAAATCCATCAACATCTGCTATTGCTTTTGTTCTATATACACTGTTATATCCGGGTAGGCTATTGACATATGTGAAATCATCATATTTTTGCGAGTGATTAGAAGCAAGTTTCATTACAGAATTTATTGCTTGTGAAAGTTCTGAGGAAGCGTCTGGTACACAACCAGAAGATATTCCTGCAATTGGCATTTCACCAAAATTGTTTAGATCAGAAAACATCTCTTCCATATCATCTGCCCAAGTGTGTGGAACTTCCGTATCGCTGTCTAGGAAGGCAACAAGATCGGATGTAACGTGCATGAGTCCTTGATTACAGGCAACTGCACGTTTACTTCCCTTTCCAAGAGACTTGGGTTCATCATAGATTTCACAGCCATATTTTTTGGCAATTTCCAGAGTTTTATCAGTTGAACAACCATCAACAATTATGATCCTGACAGGAATGGTTTGTTGTCTCAGTGATTTGAGACAGACTTCAAGTGTTCCTTCAGAATTTTTTGTGGGTATAATTACATCAATCATTTTAATCAGTCACATCTGGTGTTATCATAAAAGCCGCACAACCAAAGCCAAAAGAAATTTGTACTATAATAACCGAATTAACTAATATACCAGCCATAACACCAATTGCTGAAATAATAGTTGTTTTAATTATCCATTGATACCATTTCATCACAAATACACCAACAACTTTGGTATGAATATTATACATCCCACGAAGAATGTAAATATTGTGAATAGTAAAACAGCACCAGAACTAATATCCTTAATAATTTTTATTTGTGGATTGGGATTTGGATCAATCATGTTGCATATTGCTTCTACGCAAGTATTCATCATTTCTAGTGCCATTAACATAGATGAACATATAAGAACAGCTATCCATTCCATTGGAGATGCACCAAACATAAAACACATAATAAATGTAATGGTTGTAAACGTAAGCAATAATAGTAGTTTGCTATTCACCAATGCTAACAATATTCCGTTTAATCCGTATTTGAACATACAATACTCCACCAGTTTTTAAGTCTATATATTAAAGACAGAGACATAACACCATTATAATGATTAAATATTATATCCAAAAAAATATGTATGAAATATCCAGCACCAAAATAAACAATATATTGATTATGAATAAAAAACATCAAACCAATAACAATTAACATAAATTCATAACTATGAAGAGGCAATATATAATGTGGTCTATCTGCAAGACCATCTGAGAGTTCTCTAAGTGAATATGTTGGTTTCCTATACCTGAGATAATAATCGAAACAATGATCAAAATCTATCAACACACCACCAATAAAGAATGGAATTAAAAGATATAGATTATCCTTCGGTGCAAAGAATAGGAAAATTGCTATTATGATTATTGCATGGTGTGAGAAGTACAAATAAGTTATACACCCTTCATAATTTCCATAGTTAGTGTAATGCCCATTTCCAAATCGTGAAGTGGCACAAACCCAAGTTTCACAATTTTATCTATATTGTACCAAGACCTTTTTAGATCAAAAGCAGACATCTCATATGGAACAAAAACTATTTTAGCATCCGTTTGTCTGGATATAATTTCTGCAACATCAAGCACACTTGACTCAACACCTGTACCAATATTGTATGTTTCACCACGTATGCCATCTTCTAACACAAGTTGAAGCCCATCAAGGGCATCATCTATGTAGATCATATCCCTTGTTTGCTTACCATCACCATAAACTGTGAGAGGTTCACCTTTTAATGCCTTGTTGATGAAAATGTTTACTGGTCCCTCAGTTCTATTCGGTCCATAGACACTACTGAAACGGATAATCCTTGCATTTACATTCTTCGTAATAACCCATTTTCTTAGGTATTGTTCTGCGGCATACTTGGATATTCCATAGTTGCTGACAGGTATACACATTGAATATTCTGAGTGTGGTACATTTGAAAGTCCATAAACAGCACCAGAAGAGGTGTAGACCATCGGAATATCTGTACCTTCCAAACATTTTAGAAGGTTGATCATCCCAAACTCGTTTATCTTTATGTCCATTTCTGGATTTTGTTCTCCGGGTTTGAGAAAGGCTTGGGCACAAATATGATAGACCTGATCTGGATCAAATTTATAAAAAACATCCATCAACCTATCACCATCTGTGATGTCATATCTTTCATCGTGTTTTATGTCGTAATTAAAGACATCGTGACCTTGGCTCTTTAGTCTTTCGACTAGAGCATTTCCTACAAATCCAGAACCGCCTGTTACAAGTATTCTCAATATATTTTCATCCTCACTTTTAATGCAACTTCCTCTGCCACAGGACAGGAACATGCATACTTTTTATAATATTTGTTTTGGTAAACCGTCTTTGGATAGTAACCATCCTTTGGACTGAGCATACCCAATTCAGATTCGATAGCTATTTTGTGTAAACGCAAGTTTGTCAGACCTATGAAGGCACATAACCTTGGCATCTTGTAGTTGTAGCCTTCCATGACTTTTTCACCGTTCTCATCGAATCCATGATTGCGAATCATTCTAGCTTTTTTATCTATGTCAGGATCGTCTGTAACCAAAGCACCACCCTCAAATGTCCACAGGTTTTTTGAGGCATAAAAACTGAATGTGCCAACATCACCAATTGAACCTGCCCTTCTACCATCCTTGACTTTTGCACCAAAGGCTTGAGAGGCATCTTCAATGAACTTCACGGCTGAGTTGTCACAAATCTTCCTGATTTCGAGAAGGTTTTCTGTATTACCAAAGAGATCGACATTGAGAATCGTGCTAATACGATTGTTTTCTTCCAGCTTTTTCTGTACAAGTTCTGGATCAAGACATAGAGTTTTTCTATCTATATCAACGAATATAGGCTTTCTACCTATCTGAAGAATTGGGTCAACGGTTGCTATGAATGTAAAGGGTGTGGTTATTACATCTGCCCAAGTGTCAGATGCAATTAAAGCAGTATGAATGGCAGATGTTCCATTTGAAACAGCAACGACATATTTAGTACCAATATATTTGGCAATCTCTTCCTCAAATAGCTTGATAACGTCATCAAACTCGTTCAATGTGATTCCTCATATATTTTCTTTTTAGCAAAGTATTTATTAATATCATATTTATATTTTGCTGGATTTCCAAAGTAAACCCCCTTATTATAGAGGGATTTTGTGACAACAGCAGACCCACCAACAACAATTCCACTGGAAACTCTTATACCCGGAAATATTGTGCAACTACCGCCAAGTACAACATCATCTTCAATTGTTGGGGGTAAATTCTTACTACTTGGTGGATATTTGTCATTTAAGAATGTAACGTTTGGACCGATAAAAACCCTGTTACCAATTTTAGTTCCGTTTGGTATTGATACTCTACATTGAATGTTGCAATCTTCACCAATCTCAACATCTGTACCGATGTCACAAAAAGCACCGATTTTTGTTCCCTTTCCTATAGATTTTGCCCTATTCACCGTTGGCTCATAGATAATAGGATCAGACATTGATTTACACCAATATTACGTTGTGGTTGATTTATAAATGTTATGGACACCGAAACACTTATAAACTCTCCTAAAAACAGTTCTGTGGGAATCCCCGTCTAAACGGAATCCTAAAGGTAAAACAAAATGTCAAATAACGATTTTGATTTTCCATATTTCTCTGAAATTATGGATAATGAAGAAACAAAGGTATATGATGAGGTTTGCAAGTTGCCAACACTCAAACTTTTTGAAGAGTTTGACAAGACTATGGAAAATAGTGAGAACATCAAAAACAGAACTAGATATGATGTTATCAGAGGTGTGATAGCTGATAGGTTGGGACTTTTCCACAGGGATGTTGCTGGTCCTGCCATTGCTGGTGAAATAGCTGAGGCTAATGATAAAATAGAAGAGTTAGATCGTAAGTTCAAAAACCACAGACATGATACATCCAAGTCCTATTCAGGCAAATCAGAGTGGTGACGGTTGGAAAAAACAGCACTTTACTGGATTGATAAAGCCATAAAAATAATCCTGTTCGTTCCAATTTTTATTATTTTACTTTTTGCTGATTATATGTTCTATCCAAATCAACAGCGATATGATGTGGTTGAGGTATTGAAAGAGTGGTGGAATCAGACACCACAGTGATAATCACCACCTGTGCATTATTGATACATTTACACTTCTCTGATGCTCAAAAACGTTTTTGCCAACAAATCCATTAGCTATGAATTTATCAACAAGATACCCAGTATGAACCTCTATCACACATGGTGTGTGGTAATTTTTGAGTATGTCACCATCAAGTAAACCGCCCTCATAACCTTCTATGTCCATCTCCATAAAATGGTGGGGTATTGAGAGCATATCAACTGAAAATGGTTTGCCTATAACGATGATGGGGTGAGTTTGGGCATTTTCTTTGAGGTATTTTAATGCAACAGGTTCCATTTCGACAGCTATTACCTGTTTAGCACCAAGTTCTTCTATATAGAATTTGGAAGTTTCTCCACACCCTGCACCAACATTTAGAACAGTTTTGCCAACTAGGGAAAATGGAGGTTTATAAAGTTTTCTCCATACAGGAAGTTCCCTATAATATAAATTCTCGAATTCTGGTGAAAAAGACCAGCCTTTCAAACTAGACCTGCGGAACAACATCTTCCAAGGTATGGGTTGCCCATATGCAGTAAGATGAAGGGGCAATCCTGTATATTTAATTCCTAATTTATTTGTTTTCATTTATTTTACTTCCGCTTTCCGCTTTAATTTCCGCTTTACGCTTCCGGTTCCGAGTTCACGCTTGGTTGGTTCCAATCAACTAGCATTTTTATGTAGTATATATAAATAGAAGTGTTTATAAATGTTATTCTTTTTTACAGACAATTACTTTGTCATAACAGAATTCGGTTAAGAACCTATTTTTATATGTCTTGTTTTCTACCTTATTATATAGGGATGTACTCACTTTTATTATATTATCAGGTCTTGAATTTTTTCCGAATATGGCTTTGTAAAATATAGAAAGTAGTCTAGGTATAAAATTTAGGTTATATCCATATAATTGTTCTATTTTGAATTTATTTAGCATACTTTTAGCTTGTGTGTTTGTATAATAGTGTGTTTTTTGGTTATATTCTGAATATTGTGATTGTAAGTTATTGGTATAAGTATTGATTTTTAATAAATTTTCAAGGTCTATCAATAGTCTGTAGGCAGATAATGATGATTGAAAACTAATCACCAAAAATGAGCCTTTTTTTAAGACTCTGTAAAATTCATCAATCGCTTTTTGATCTTTTTCAACATATCCAATAACCAAAATACAGAAAACAAAATCAAATGTATTGTCTCTAAATGGCAAATTTTCTATAGAAGACTGTATAAAAGGTATATTTTCAATATCTTTTGGCACTAAAACATCAACTGGAATAACGGAATAACCCATATTCATCAGATATTTTGTATATTTTAAATCACCAGCACCAGCATCCAGAATAATATCTGAAGATTTTGCTAATTCTAACAGTTTCTTTAATGATGGATTTCCTATAATATTAATCAACACCTTAATTTATTTACTTTCCATGCAATAATAGTTCTTAATATACTTTTATTGTGTGGTTTAAAAAAGTTTATAATGGTCATAACACTAGATACAATCATATACTCTAAACCACTCCAATAAATCCTGTTTATTATCTTTGTATTAAAACCAAGTTTCTTAAAGTCTGTATCATACCATATAGATTTGTGATAATCAATAACATCATCACCCACTCTCGATAATGTATTACCATATGGACATACAAATATAACAAGTTTGGCTTTATCTCTAAGATATTCAATCATTTTTAATACTTTTTCTTTATCCTCAATATGTTCTATAACTTCTGTACATATTATAATATCTAAATCTTTTATGATATTCTCTGGATATGGTATATTTATGGCATCATATAGATATACCTCTCTGATAAATGGCATCCACTTTTTTGCAAAATCTACATTGATTGGGTCTACATCTATACCAACAATATATGGTTCTCCACTAATTTTCTGGTTTCGATTTGCAAAAGACACTATTGTATGTGAAATCTGCCCACAACCAAAGCCAATATCCAGAATACGTGCCCCCTGAATATTTGCTGGTAATAAGTCAAGAATCGAATCTATATCGTGAAATGTACCATGTGCCATTTACATCATCCACTTGATTGCTGTTTTTCCTTACTTTTTTCTTTTGTTTCATAAATGAAATCAATATATGTACTAATTCTATATGGTCTATCAATGTGCCAAATTGGTAGTTCACCCTCTTTTAATATTGGTTTGTGTCCTTCATAATAATCTACATCATAGTGCCAAGTATCCATACTCTGAGTTAATGGTGGTTCCCATAGCCTTTTTCTATCTGGTCCACGCTTACCGATGTGAATGTGCCTTCTAACATCTTTTTCGTGTTCCCTCAGATATATCACAGATCGTGGTTTGACTTTAGACACATCATCACGTATTCCGAACACAGTTTCCACACCAAGCATCTGATTGAGTTTAGATACAGTCTCAACATATTTATCCGTTTCGGTATAAACTTCCTCAACATACTTTGGTCTTAAATGAAGTACCCTACATACAGAATAAACAATGAGTTTTATGCCCCTTTGCATAGCATATATGTAGTCCAAGTCTGGATTGTCCCAATCGAATAGAACTTTCATACTACATTCATCCTTAAAAGTTCATTAATAATTCTTTTTGAAGCATCACGAATTATCAAACCTGAGAATTTCTGAAATACACTTTTTTGTGCTATATGAATACCATCTATGATCTTTTGTGGATCGGAACCAACAAGACGATTTGCACCCGCTTTTATTGTCCATTCCCATTCAGTATTCTCTCTCAAAGTTACACATGGAGTACCTAACCAAAATGCTTCCTTCTGCAAACCACCAGAATCTGTGATCACCACACTAGCATCTTGAACGAGACTTAACATTTCAAAGTATGGTAATGGGTCTACTATATTAATGTTTTGTAAATTAATACCCAAAAGTTCCAAATTTTTCCTAGTGTGTGGGTGACAGGGGAAAATAACATTCATATGTGATTCTATGATGGAATTAATTATTGATTTTAATTTATCTAAATCATCAACATTAGATTCTCTATGCAGAGTTAAAACACAATACGTTTTTTCAACAAGACCAAAAAACATTCTTGCTGTTCTTGCTTGATCAATATCTAATTTATGTTGAATTATACTTTCATACATAGTATCACCTGCAAGTTCTATTTTATCACTTGATATTCCTTCATTTAAGAGATTGGTGATACAATCTGTTGAAACAGCACATAACATAGATGATATATGATCTACAATACGTCTATTAACTTCTTCGGGCATAGTCATATCTCCACTTCTAGCACCCGACTCAACATGAACAACGGGAATAGACATCTTTACTGCTGATAAAGCACCTGCTAATGTCGAGTTTGTATCACCCGGAACAAGAACAATATCGGGTTTCAAACTATTATATGCATCTTCCAAACCACACATCATTTTCGTTATTTGCTGTACAGGTGAACACGAACCAACACCCAAGTTTACAACAGGATCAGGAAGGGATAATTCGTTGAAAAATTCCTTTGACATTTCATAATCGTAGTGTTGTCCAGTATGTACTATAAACATCTCAATTTCTTTATGCTTTCCAGCTTCGTTTATTATGGGTGCAGACTTGATTATCTGTGGTCTGGTTCCTATGACCAGAGCAATTTTTAATTTTTTCATTTCAACCATTTCTTTCCATATCCAAATTCTGGTTTATTCTTGTTTTTAATTAAAATCCATAGCTGTTTATACTCTCCAATACTCTCCAAAAACTGGAATACTAACAAATTTAGGCTCAATTTTCCGTGAGATACAATTACACCATAGCACAATCCAAATATGGACAATGCCAAGGTTAATCCAAATAAGGTTGCTGACGGAATAGAACCTATGGCTAAACTAAGCAGAATCATAATAATTGAAAATAAAAAGCCAGTTCTTAATAATACACCAAAAAAGTGATGTTTACATAACAAACAATAACGCCAACCATATTTATAAAAAAACCTGAAAAAAGTACCTGTTTTTAGGGCTTTGGTTATATTTCTCATTCCATATATACCAAAATGGTATCCTTCCGAGCCACAATCAGCACCTATTTTTCCTGCCTGTGATAAACGTATAACTAAATCAAAGTCTTGACCACGTGTAAATAATGGATCAAAACCACCAACTTCAATAGCATCCTTTCTCCTAAATGCAATTATTCCAGATAGTGGATCAGCACCATTTGTGTATTTCAGTTCTGTCGAAGCTGGAATTTTCTCTGGATCAACCTCAGATATTTTACTTGGATTCTCTGGTGTGCCCGAATTACATAAATAAGACAAATTTTCATTACTGACAAAAAAGCCCATCATTCTTTCTACCCAATGTTTTGACTTGATTCCATCTGAACTTGCCCAGAGAATTATATCCCCCTTAGCTTTTGATAGTGATAGACTCATAGCATAACCTGTACCTATGCCCTCTCTATCATAGCACAGTCTAACAGGCACACTACATTTTTTCTGAAAGTCTAATATTAATTCCTCTGTTTTATCTTCACTTTTACCTATGCAAACCACATATTCATCTGGTTGAACTACCTGTTCTAACAACATCTTTAATGAATATGGTAGACACCACTCTGCATTACGGGTCGGAAGAACAACAGAGGACATCATTTTTTTCACTTCTTATATATTAATAATGGGTCTTTCTTGTCCAGATGCACCAATAAACGGTGTGTACCTAATAATAGAGCAAAATCCAATTTCAATTTTAGTAATATTCCTGCTGTGAGAGATTCTACAAATAGCTTTCGCTTGGACATTGAGATAAAAACCGTATCTGGTACAAGACTGATCAAGTCTTTCTCAGTGAAATGATATGGGTGTATCTGATCAAACTCATTCATTATTGGTTTGACAATGGGTGAGAAAATATTTGAAAAAATATAAATTCTATTTGTGGAAACACGAATCATTTCATTTAGTGCTTTTTGCGGATGTTCGGTGTGGTCTAACATATTCATGGCATAACAATCTCTAAAATGGTTATCCTCAAAAGGTAGGTTTTCAGCATTTGCTTGAATAAAATTCTTTCCATATTGGCTAAAATCTAGTGAATCTGTCCCAATTATTTTATCCGAAAATCTCCAAAAGCCATCAGAACCACACCCAACTTCTATATTTAAGCCATCAAAATCTTTCAACTCAATTAGGTCTGCCCAAAACTTGAAACTATATGGAACCCCCCATTTCTGTGGTTTATTTTCCTCATTATATTTTCTTTCTAACTCTTGTGAATGTTCCCATTTGTTTTTTATTACTCTTTCTATCAAATCTGTATTCATATCATTCTCTCCTTATTTTCACCATACTATCCATCTATACTTGTTCCTATCCATTTATAAATCTTTATGTTTTTATACTCTTCAACTAATTTCCAATCAGGTAAGTCTTTCCAAATATCTGGAATTGGTTGATTGATTTGAACTGTTCTATACTTGGTTTTGAAGAAAAAGAAAGCAGATTTCTCCATTCTAGGACTCAGAATGATATATTTAAAAAATGGTGGTATTATCTCTACGGTTGTGGTTTCATTTGCATTTATTGTTGTTTTTGTCGTAGATACAGTTAAGTTCAAATTTACTTCAATTCTTTGATTTTCTATAGTATAAAAACTATCCTGTAGCAACGGTAATCTGAGGTCTGAAGAGTAAAATATAAGTGAATTTTTCATTGGTACATCTGTCCACCATTCGGTAAAATTATATGTATTGTGTATAATTGAACTGTGTCCTAAGAATTCATATTCATCCGATGTCATTGCATTATTAATATATAACATAGTATTAGCACCATTTATAGATGTTAATATCATAGTTGTAATAATAATTAATATAAAAATAATAGACAATATTGTTTTAAATTTGCTAATTAGTAAAGAAGTAAAGAATGATAATGGTAAAATAAAATAAAAAATTACTCTTGTTGGTGCAATTAGATATGGTGAATAGAATAACCAACTAACGACAAATAATAAAATACAACCAAATAAATATTCAAACATAATATTTATCTTTGGTTTATATAACAATATTGATATTAATGATAATATAACCATAACAACACTACCAAAGAAAATAGACACACCAAGTAATAAATCAGATATGGAGTATAAAAATATATTAGATAATTTGAATTGTGATGACATTGAACTAGGTAGAATAAAATATGTCATTACTTGATGTGGATTTAATGATGAAATCAAAAATAAAACAACCAGACATAACACAACGGCTACATAAACTTTGTGTCTATAGTTTCCATTTAAGAAAATATCTAACAATACCAAGCCTATAATAAAAACTGCTGGTAATATGTGTGTATACATTGATATTACTATAAACACTAAGAAACCACAAAAGAATTTTATTTTGCTGTTTCTTTGTTCTTTATCTTTTGTATTTAAATACATATAAAGAGCAAGCATTGCAAAAAAGAAACCTAACGATTCTGTACTATTGAATATGCTCGATCTATATATCATATTTTCACTAAATGTCCATAGTGTTGTTGCTACAAGTGCTACTTTCTGGGTTGATATTTTTCTTAGTATATAATAAATAGGAATTATTGTCAATCCACCGATGATTGGGTTTACATATTGGCATAAAATTGTTGGATCAATGTGTGTTATTAAGTAGATAAAATATACTAAGTATTGTTCTAAAACAGGTTGATAACCAAGGCGAAAGGTTGTACCTGTTTTTATTAAGTCAAGAATTGTGTATACATATCCTTCCTCTTCAATAATCCAACGTGGTATGAGATAAAGATGCGGATATGATCTGTAAAAAATACCTGCAATAGATAATATAAATAGCCATATGCTAGTTTTGCTGATTTTAGCCTTAGTCTCTTCTAAAAAACAAAACATTTTGTTCATTTAAATATGTTCCTCTTCTGTCAATGATTGTAAACCCATTTCTTGTAACATTGTCTATGAAATAACTCATAGGGAATGAATATTCATGTACACCCTGCTGACTAAAGTGTTCCCAACCCCAATTAAGTAGACCACCAAAGAAAGAAAAATGGTTTGGTTGAACTATCATTAACCACTTATCTGAGATTCGGCAACCTTCTTTTATGAACGGTAGTGGGTCTTTAAAATGTTCCCACAAACCCTCAGAAAACATAAAATCAAACTTTCTATCTGGATAGCCTGTATTGGAACCATCTTTTCTGAAAACATCTACATTTTCTGTTAATCCATGTAGTTCTGATTTTCTCATTGCATGTGATGATATGTCTATTCCGATTGAGTTTTTAAAACCTATATCTCGCAAGAGTAGTAATGTTTCCCCACTTCCACAACCTACATCAATTGCTGATAGTTCTTTAGATATTGATTTTAACATTTTTCTTATTATTCCCATTCTCTGGACACGAAGGAATTTACCAATAATGGAACTGTGTTCATGTATATCGGCTGATTTTATCCATTCCTCTTCCCATAACCTTGCAACATCTTCAATAGACATACCAACCATCACCTTACACTATCAACGATGGAATATAGTGGTGCTTTGACTTTCTTCACTACTCCAAGCCTAAAATAATAAATATTACTGTTTTTACCAGACGAAAATTCCTTAAATGCTGGTGTGTGTAATACATCATCTGAAAGCAATATACCACCAGATTTCAGATATTTCCAAGCGGTATTGTATTCAAATGACATAACTTCGTAACTATGTTCACTATCATGTAAGAACATATCTATTGAACCTAGTCTATCCAACAGAGGAACCAAAACATCACTGCTAAGACCACGCACTATTTCCCATCTATCCTTTAGTTCATCTGGAACAAACCAACCAATTTTCTTACCTGTTTCACTTGAGTTACGATCACCTGCCAATCTACCTATACCTAAACAAAACTCATCTGGGTCAATAGAGTATAATTTTCCCATGTTATTATCGTGAAGTGCCCTTAATATAAAATAAGAGGAAAAGCCGCTATTAATACCCGTTTCAACAACTATTTCTGGTTTATATTCTCTGACTAGAGCATATATATACTCACAACAATCATACCAAACAGGTCCACAATCTCCTAACATATATCTATAATTAAAATCACTAACAACACACTTGAATTTAGACGTTAATCTGTATGTTCTGGGTTTGGTGACAATATAAGATGCAAGAACAAGTGGATTTGATAATAGATACTTTGTTTTTATTTTATTCATTGTATTCACCTTTTCTTGTTTTTAAAGAGTTGAAAAACATTTTTGTATTGCACCCTCATAATCACTATCCATCTTGTTTTCTTTATGATATAAGATACTACATATTTCACATATCTTTGAATCTTCCATATTCCACCATTCAGATTTAAGCAACATATCTATGGTCTTTTGTGAAAACCTATATTTAATAACCTTCGCTGGAACACCAACAACAACCGCATATGGTGGAACATCCTTGGTGACAACAGCACCAGCACCGATAACAGCACCTGTGGATATATTTACAGGTGGCAGAATTATCACATTTGAACCTATCCAAACATCATTTCCAATTGTAATTAGATTACTTTCTTGGAGATATTCTTCAGCTAACTCTTTTTCAATAAAACCATATTTACGTTCGGTTGTTATTGGGTGTGTAGTAAATCTGTGGATTGGATGATCATATCCAGCAAGAACCAAATTACGTGCTATTGCACAGAAATTTCCTATGCTTTTAAGTGTATGATATTCAGAATTAAGTAACTGTATAACACCATATGTATATCTGCCTATTTCTATGTTAAAATACTTCTTATAAAAATATATCACTAATCTTTGATCTTTATATTTTCTATTCAAAAACCCCAGAATGGATACAATAAATACTGGTGGAATTGACTTTTTATGTAATATATATAGAACACTTAGTATGTGTTTTTCTGTGGTTGTTATATCATTCAAATAAGAATCCCACCATACCTTTGGCATCGTTGAAAACATTAACCCACTCTCTTGGGTTTGTGGCAACATTCCACCAGAACTTTGGGTTTTTGATATAGAATTCGTTAAAACAGTATTGCTCCCATTTCTTCATTTCCTCAAAGTTCATCATATACGTTCCCGGCATGTCTTGATGTGCCTTTCTAACATCAACTATAGTCGTGTTTGGATACTCCTGCAATTGTGCCACATTAATACGGGTAGCACCGTTATCCTTTATCCATTTGACCATATATCTTATATCAGCTTTCGACATCCAAGGGAAGATCATAAAACTAGAGGAAGTCCAGAGCTTGAGCTTGTTGACATCCTTGATAAATTGTGCTTCCTGTTTGACTGTAATATCCTTTTTCATCTCATCTAAATAGCTCTGAATTGGAACTTCATAGCCAACGTGCAAAGTCCGGCAACCAGCATCTTTCATCAGTCTCAGTGTATCATAATCCTTATCAGCACGTGAATAGCAACCCCAACACAATTTGAGTCCTTCACTGAGCATTGTAAGACTGATTTCCCTTGCCCTTGATCCAATAAGTGTTGAATCTTGAAAGAAAAGTTGTTTGATCTGTGGAAGTTCATTTTTGACATACCAAAGTTCTTCCATCACATTCTTGATGCTACGCTGTACATAACGCTTTGGATGTAAGAGATCACAACCATTTGTCCAACTACAAAACGCACAACGGTGAGGGCAACTTAAAGCTGAAAATAAATCAATAAACGGATACCTGAAACTTGTCTGATGATAATCAAAAAAGTCTAAGTGTTCAGCATAAACCTTTGTAACGAAAGGCATCCAATCAAATTCTTCCTGTGTATACGGTTCAGCCTGTGGATTGAAGAGAATATCTTTACCTTCTCTATATTTTAGACCTTGTATTAATCTCTTTGGCTCATCTGTATAAAGGTCTTGTAACGTGTATTCAAAATTTCCGAAAGTCATTTCATTAACGTTTGGGCATTTATCTAGAGCATCGGGCATATGAGCAGACCAAGGACCAACGAGAGTTACATGGTAATCCTTACCCAATTCATTAGCGAATGAAAGATCGGATTCTGCCGTATCATATGCCCAGAAATAGGCTATGGCTTCTGGTTTCAGACTATTAACAAGAAACTTAACGTCTAAACACGAATCTTTTTTCACAGAAGCATCATATAAATAACATTCATGTCCAAATTTCTCTAGTGTTCCAGTAGCATACGCAAGATGGATAGGATACCATGATTGTGTACTAATCTTTGATTTACGAACTAGCCTTCCCGTTCTTATTGCTTCTCCCGGTGGGTTCAATAAAAGAACTTTCAATTTTTACCTTTCTCCTTTCCAAAGTGTATTTCCCAAAAAATCCAAATCCAAACACCACTAGTATATGCACCAAATCCTATAAGGACAAGAGATGTTAATCTTAACCAAGGCACAAAATATGTAATTGCAGAAATTGTTAAAAGCCCACAACCAATGACAAATTCTTTGATTGTTGGTGGTTCAAGATTGTACTCATCATTACGAAATATAAAATAAATAAGGATAAAACCCAAACCACCTATTGTTAATAAAAACGTACCTAAATGTTTCTCTGGACTTATAAAATCTACAATTCCAGCAACCAATATGAGTATAGAAAACATATATAATGATACTGGATTTGGTGGATCACCTACGATACTCAATTAGTAAACCTTCCTATAGCCATGAGTATGATTATTACAATAATCAATATTAATGCTGAAAACCATGTAAAAAGTGGGTCGATTTTTCTATTTTCAAATACCATATTTATAAACTCTCCCAAGCTGGGGGGATTTTTGCATCTGGTTCCACATAATACTTGAAAAGTTCATCCAACACAGTTGAGACATTCTTCTCTGGTTTCCAGCCGAAACGTTTGTATATTTTTTCAATATTTAGCGTAGATTCTAGCACATATCCATTTGGTGCAAACGGTGTCTTGGAATAATCAAGTTTATAACCATATTTTGTGGCTGTCCTTGCAACAATTTCCGCTATTGTCGAACCACTTACCTCCATCCCCATCGAGACATTATATGTATTCTCAAACGGTTCACAGGTCTGCATGTATATGGCAGATATTAATGCCCTACAAATATCATGTACGGATATTAAATCTCTATAGGCTTTTCCGTTGTTGAATAGTTCTATTGGAATACCATGCACAGCACAGTAAACAAGCCTATTAGGGAAGGTTCTGCCTCTTATTCCAATAACCGTTCCGAATCTATAGATCACATACTCTATACCAGACTTCCTAATTTCCTCTTCACAAACCCACTTTGAATAGCCATACGGACTTGAGATTTGAATGGGATGTATCTCTCTCATTCTCCTGCCTTGACCATATATATTAGCCGAAGAGGAAAATATAATTTTCTCTGGTCGAATTTTTGAAAGAACGTTATATGTTGCAACCGTGTTATTATAGAAGCAATTATCTGCCTCTGCTAACCAGCCCTGATCACCCTTGACTTTTGACCAAGGAGAACCTGCCAAATGAATAACAGCCCTTGGTTTCTCATTTATATATTTGAATTCTGGATCGGCTAAATCTTCCACAATATATTCAACATCATCGAACATTTTGTCAGGTGGTCTTTTGTCAATAGATATTATTTTAACATCATAGTATTTTTTATATTTCTCAACCAACATATCCAAGAGGTTTGACCCGATAAATCCTGATCCACCCGTAACAATTAAAGTAAAGTCGGTCATTTGATGTTTAATTCCTTAAAACCAATTTTTTCACAAAACTTAAATAAAATATAACCATACATAAAAATGAATGGTATTGAAATAAACCCGCAAACAATTTCAACAGCATCATTAGTTATAAGCATTGTATTAAATAATTCTTGCGATCCAACAAACAATCCACCCAAAAAAGATACCGTTAATATAGCAAAGGCAGTAGAAACAGTTATAAATAAAATAAAATAAAAATCGTTAATTTTGCTCATTTGACATTCAACTCTTTCACTAATCTACGTTGCATACTGATTATAAATGTTATGGTTCCCAGCATCAGAGAAGCTATAAAACTTATACCACAGATGAGTGCCATAGATATATTGAGTTTGAATGTTTCGAGATATAAACCTGTCGTGTATAGACCAGAGAATAATGATGTTAAGAATAAGATGGCTGTTGGTATTCCAATATATGTGTAGGGTCTATTCCATACAGCACCCCAGAATATTATCTCAATGAGTGTCAGACCCTGATATATAAATTTTGTGGGATGTTCTGGTTTGTTATAAGTGACATTACATGGCACATCTGTTATGTTTAAACCCTTCTCTCTTGCCCTATTAATTATCTCAAGGGATGCTTCCATTCCATCTGCTGTCAAATGTAGCCTATCAATTGCAAATTTATTATATGCCCTGAAACCGCACTGAGTATCACCAATACCATAGATCATATTAATTCCCTGAACAACAACTCTTCTATGGTAAGGCATATTATTTGTTACTGAAAACCTATTACCAACAACAATATCTGAATCTTGAATTTTATCTAAAAACTTTGGAATTTCATTAGGATCATGCTGTCCATCTCCATCAAGCGTAATGAGGACATCATAATCATTAACCTTAGCATATTTGAAGATTTCTTGTAAAGCTCTGCCATATCCAGACCAATCAAATTCTAGAACCTTAGCACCATAAGATTTTGCAAGAAAAGCTGTTCCATCTGTTGATCCATTGGAAACAACAAGAACATCACCATATTTCTTGGACTCTTTTACTACATCTTTAATGTTATCCTGTTCATTATATGCAGGAATACCAATCAGGATATTATGACCTAATGGAAACTTCACTTTTAGTGTATTATCTAATAGTGCCATTTCCTCTGGATCGGTTGATTCTGCATCACAGGCAACAAAATGATAGTGTTCTGGTATTGAGCAGTGTGTAGAATCACAGAAATACCAAGGCTTGATACCGACATACTTGTTCATGTATTCTATGAGCTTGGCTTTGACACGTATCTGTTCTTCAAAAGTAGGTTTATCAGAGTGTCTAATTATGCTGGACATCAGACGAATTTTATGCCCTTTCTTATCTTTAGTTTCCACAACATATACTAATTCATCTGTGTAAATAAGTTTTTCTCGTTGAGGAATAGTACAGAGTGAACATTCAGACATTTTAATTACCTCTCAAAATTGAATTCTTTGAGAAATAATCATCATATACCACCAAAATTATTGTATATAAAATCGTTATAATAAGAATTGTTTGTATTATTGGGTTATAACTTAAAGCACACAGTGTCCTAGCAGGTTCGGTTTGTATCACAGCCGTTGTATAACCCATTGGACAAAAAACCATGAAACAAAAAAGAATAGAAATTACATCTACATAGACAGATATATGAAATATTTGTTTTTTGTCTATGTTGATTGACATTTTATCTTACACAACTGGTTTTAAAGCTGTTTTCCATTTTTCAGTGAATTCTTTTACAGCTTCCTCTGTTTTGGGATGTTTGTACATCTCATTTAGGACTTTGTACGGAACTGTTACAATATCAGCACCGCTATCCATACAGACCTGAACATCCTCTGGACTTCTGATACTTCCACAGATTAGGAGTGGTCTATCACCACTACCAAATCTCTGTAAATATTCGGCTGTTATTCTGATCTGTTCCTTTGCGTAATCAAAGTTCTTGAAATCAATCATTCTCCTGTAGAAAAGGGAGATATAATATGGTTCTGACTCAAGACCAATGATAGCCTGATAAGCAGACATTAGACATGTTAGATTTACTGGAATATGTTTTCTTTTTAAAGCATTTATTAATTCTGATGTGCGAGTATCAATCATAGGTACTTTTACTACTACCTTTTCCATACAACACATATAGTATTCTGTTGCTTCATCAACAAGTTTATCTATAGATAAAAATGGATCAATCAACTCAACAGATACATCATATATATCATATTGACATATATCATGTATCATCTTCTGTATGTCTTTCACACCAGATTTTGCCATTAGACTTGGGTTGGTTGTAATACCATCACATAAACCAAGGCTAAGAATCTCATCTATCTCTTTCAAGTCTGCCGAATCTAAGTATAATATAGCCCAACATCCTCCATATACGTTTTTAACATTTCTTCATTTATCTCAGTCTTTTTGTTCAGTTTAGTAATCATATCTATAGCAGTTAGAACTGTTATTTTTTCGTGTCTAGCTAGATATAGTGCGACCACAAACGCTGAACGAGACTTACCTTCACGACAATGAATTAGTATTCTCTTTCTTTTATTAACTTGTTCTCTAATCTTCTTCAAGACTAGATTATAGTGCTTAATAGGATTGTGACCATCCACTAGATGGAACTTATAATCCTCAAATCCTGTATCACTTCCACCCACATTTATAACGAAACAAATATTATTACTTCTAAGATCGTCTAAAGTATATTTATCGTTTCCTATAAATATATCTTCTGTTATTTTTGTTATCGACATCATGTTACCTTCAATACATTTATTTCCGATACTAATGCATGTGCTAAGACACTATGTATTCCCTCAACTATATAAGGATTTCTTGTATCTACACAGAGTGAAATATCACATAACTCTTTTAAATTACCACCATTATTGCCTATAAAAGCATATCTATAACCGTGCATAGATTTAAAATACTTTGCTAAATTAAACAAATTAGAACTCCACAACTCATCATTCGGACTCTTGCCACTTGAACCATTCACACTAGCCATAATGAGAATGTCACCATTCTTGATCCTACCCTTGACAACGGAAGAGTAAACATCATCCCAACCATCATCATTTATCTTGGCTGTGAGGGAGGGGACATTATCTGTTATGCAGATTGCTTGTATTCCAAGGTTTGTAAGGTCTGATGCTAAGTGACTCATCGTTGCTGACGAACCACCATTACCAACTAACCACACCGTAGCATTAAAACGGTGTGCCCTGATGAAAATTGCATTTGCAATATCTTTTATAAGAATTATATTCGTTTCTGGTAAATATTTTACAACTTCATCAATTACCTGTCTAGCTGTCACCTGCTATCACCTCTGAGCCTGTATATGTCATTTTGAATGGAACATATGCCCTACTCTCGAAACAACCAGACTGAAGAATTTTTGTTCTTGTTTTATTATCTGGAATAACTACCATGAGGAATCCACCACTACCTGCACCGACTAATTTTCCACCAATAGCACCGTTTTGTCTCAATTCATCATAGAGATTATCTATCTCTGGTGTAGACATCTCAGGTGAAATTGTCTTTTTAATTTTCCAGTGATCATCCATAAGTTCACCAAGTTTTTGATAATCCAGATTCATAATAGCCTTAGCGGATTCTCTACCAATCTCTTCAATATCTTTAAGTTGCCGTGTGGATTCCTTTACAGTATTGAGTATCCTTCCCGAATCACGTATATTTGAGGTATAAATTAACATTAAGTGGTTTGTAAGTTCTGGTTCTGTGAGAATTATATCATCAACTTTACCATCCCTACCAATCATATAAACTCTAGTTCCACCAAAAGAAGCCGAATATTGATCCTGCTTTCCGATGGGTCTTGAAAGATTGTTCCGTTCAATGGAATATGCCTGTTCAGCCAAGTCGGTTTTACTTATTGTAGGATTAAATGCCTTTATTGCACCAACTGTGAAAGCACCAGAAGAACCTAATCCTGAACTTCCGGGTAGATCAGCAAATGTGATAAATTCCTGATTCTGCCATATGTTAAACTTCTTGAATATCTCCCTGATTATTGGATGTTGAATATCTCGATTGCCTTTAGTAATTTCTAGATTTGAATAAACTATTCTAAGTTCTTTCTCAAACCTAGTGTTTATAGCTATATATATGTATTTGTCGATTGTAGCTGAAATCCAGAAACCACCGTTTTCTTGATAGTATTCTGGTATGTCTGTTCCACCACCCCCAAGTGTTATACGTAAAGGTGTTCTTGTAATGATCATACTAAACGACCACCACTGGTTTTTGGCACATGAAATATAAGTGAATAATGTGTTTGTAAATCATTCATCTTTTTCTTTTTACAATTTCCTACCTCAAAAATCATAACATCACCATTTTGCTTTTTTGCATAAACATCTACAGCATAACGATGTCCATTAATTGTTATAAATCTCTCTGTTTCTACAACCATACCAAGAGAACGTATTTCGTTTGCTATTTTATTTTTTATAGTTTTATGTTCATCAGACTCTCTTGAAATATTAAGATATTTAGCATCATTTTCAAAATATATATGAAGTTTATTACTAATTGAATCTAATGTTTTTTGTGAATAGACATTTGTTTTTCCTTTATTCCAAGGAATGTGCCCTATATTAGCATCACTAATTCTTTTTACACTTTCATTATTATACTTAGTTTTACCAATATTCCAAACGGTTCGTTCACCATTTTCATATAATTTTTTTAAACTTTTAGATGTCTTTTCTTTTTGTTCTTCTGAAACACACATACCTTTCTTAGTTTTTGATATATTATCCCCCCATTCCCTGCTTCTGGGCTTTCCATTAAACGGATGTATGTGTACCTTGCCACACTTACGGCAGAGTCCATAGTTATGTCCTTTCACTTTTTAAATCACCAGAAACAACACATTCTAACAATAGACATTCTATTTAGATTTCTCCATAGGTTTCGATTTATTAACACAATATAGTACTATCAAGATGTTTATAAACCTGTTGATCATAAAATAAGGTGAATTCCAATAACTAGCTATAATACTACTATTCTCTGTTGGAACTGGTGATCTAAAATATAAGAATAATATTGAAATGATAACACCAGATAAAACAGCAATTATTGTTTTTCTATCACTTTTCCATCCACAGGTAATATATATGAAAAGAACAAACAAAAGACCAACAAGCTGTAAGAAAATATCTATCACAAATCCTTTTTGAAGTACGTTATATATAATTGTTGGTGCTTCCCAGAAAAATCTTCCTACACCAACAGACACAACCGAAATAGCAAATGCTTGTGGGAAGTCCCATTTTCTATCAACCATAAGGTACATTATAAATGAAAGACCAATAAAACCATAAAAAGATATTAAATATGTTATAGAAGTAGCATTTAATATATATGTTAAATATGATCCATTAGACTGTATAAATGTATAAAATACTTGCATAAATAGTGTAAATAAAAGACCAATATACAAAAATATATATATTTTGTTTAACTTTGATGTTTTATAGTAGTAGAACATTATTGCAAAAGCAGGAAGTATCCACATCACAAAATATGCTAATAGTGACATTAAAGTTGCTTCATCCATTTTTAAAACCTTGGTGATTCAATTTTATAATTTTCTTCTTTACCATGCTCAACTAGGTAGTAAAATAGGAAGAACGTTGTTGTACGCATAAACAGCCAAAAGACATTGGCGTTTGGATCATAATTATAGGAACTACCGACGGCAAAGTGTGTCCAGAAACCATTAATCCACAAAGCAAGATAACCAATTCCCTGTAAAAGTAGAAGCCCTACTGTCTTTAGTTTATCAGAAATACTCAACTTTTTCTTCAATATTGGATAGTGTTTATTCAAAATTAGAAGAATCCAGTAAAACCACACAATTACGGTCACATCCGTGATGAACATGATATTCCAAACACCATTTATTGCAAAGTTATTGAAGTCCCATAGAAATCCACCAAAGTAACTATGTATGGCAACTATGAGAAAAGAAGCAACTATTCTAGTTATAATAGGAATATGTTTTAATACTCTTTGATACATCATAAAAGCAATTGAAAACAATATCATAGAATAACTATGAACATAATTAATTGTGAATGGAATCTGTGATACTGCATATATACTTTTGGTCTGTAAAATAGGAATGGTACAATATATAATGATCAAAATTGGAATAACCCAAGTCACTATAACATTTATATTTTTACTTAGTTTTGGGTTGTTCATGTTTCTTCGTTCGTTCCTCATGTTGCTTTTTGTTAAGTATCATTGGGTATAGGAACCATACGCCAAGTCCCTTGTTAATCATCCACAGCCAATCATGTGGATTTGGTGTTGTCATACCAGAAGCCAACCAAGCACGTACTAGTGGATAGTAACCTGTAAATGTGAAGATATAAAATGTTGAAAGTTCAATCAAATATAAAGCAATGCTCAGTTTGGTTAGATGTATGAATTTAAACAAATAATTACAGACAATAAGTGCTACAAACAATCCGATAACCACAACAATATACTGCATAAAATAGGAATTTATATTTGTCTCATATGTCATATACTGCCAAATGGATTCATAAAGATCATTTCCAAAAGCACCCAATAAATAAGCTAACATAAGGGCATAGACAATGTTTGTATATCTAGATATTTTATAGAAAGCCACAAAACAGAAAACTGCATATGTTACAAATGACCAAACGTGAAGCTGATAACCACCAATATGAACTTCTAATAATAAAAGATTATAAATCCACAACCAGAAGTCGATTATTGACGTTTTCTCTTTCCCCCCTTCAATCTTAAATTTCGCTGTTCCTTACTCAATATAAGCGGATATAAAGCAAAAGCACCCAAACCCTTATTGATCATCCATAACCAATTATGTGGGTCTGGTGTTTGTCCACCAGACAAGAACCAAGGTCTAAGTACCTCATAATGCCCTGTGAAATATAATACAAAAAATGAAAGAATTTCAAGAGAAATTAAAATAACAAAAGTTTTATTTATTCTTAAAAATACTGTTTTTCTATTAACGACAAACAAAAGGACAACAAGAGAACTTAGAATTATCATATCTTGTGGTATTAACACTGTTCTGGATGGAATCTGTGCAAAGGCTGTCCAGATAGTTTCATAAAAATCATTTGCTATTATACCAACTAAAAGAGTTAATAATGCACTAATAACAATATTATAATACTTGGAGATTTTATAAAATGCAACTAAACAAAAGGCAATATATACAACCAAAGACCACACGTGGATATTACCAAGAGAAGGTATTGTGGAAAGTAAAAAAAGATAAAATTCTTCAAACATTAGAGCCATTGCCCTTTATTCTTTCTCTTGGGTGCTAATCCTGTTAAGTATCCTAATGCACCAACTGTTAATGAATAGTTCCAGAAAGCGGCAACCAGAATTGCACAAATATCCGCTATAATTAATGGTAAAATACTAACAAGAGATGAAAGAACTAAATAATTTACGGCAGTTCCACCTATACCACAAATAATAGCATAATTACCAAAACTCCAAATTTTCTTATAAAAACTTGCAATTGGACCTGAATCATCAGAAATCTTATCCAAACCGAGAAGAATTAATCTAGACATTGGGTTGTCAATTGTTTGTGTAGATTCATTTACCTCAATAACCTTCTTATTCTCAGCTACTTTGAGTTGTGACTTTAAGTTTTCAACTTGTTGCTTGAGTAATTCTAATTCTGTTGTTGACATTAAAAAACCTTCAGTTTATGCCTTAGATAATTGTTTCCTTAACTTTGCCAAACGTACTCTAGCAACAACCTCCCAGATGAATATACCACCTAGCATTGATGCCGCTACAGTAAATATGAAATCTGTTTCTATTGTCTTTTCACCTCTTTTTTCTTTTCTTCCTCAGATACTGCTTTCTCTAAAGCGGTTTTAATAAAAGAATGGATGTTGATTCCAAGTTTGGATATTCTTATAACTAGCTCGTCTGGTATATAATATGTTCCCATCTTACAATCGTGTTATAATAATAATAACATAGATATATAAATGTTATGTTTTCCCTGACTTTTTTAGAATACAGATATTATAGACTCAAACATGCTTTTCTTTTTCTTTTGTGGTGTTGGTTTCTTCTTTGATGTGAGTGGCTTTACAATAGCACTTCCTATTCTAACAGCCCTGTTACCCTTGATGTTGGTTTCTATCCACATATCTGCTTTTACTTTGCTTGTTTCTACATACGGTTTGAATTTTCTTTCTGTATGTATTGCTGTCTTAACCAGTGGCTTGACAAGACCCCTCATCCGTTTTGGTGATCTAACATAAACTTGAGCAAGAGTCTGTGTAGCTTGTTCACCCAATTCATCTATTCTATTTCTTTTAGACATGGTTGATCATACTATATATGTGTTTATAAAGGTTATGTTAATGTATATTTGTTAACGGTTGATCATTACTGTTAAACCATAATCCTTATATAATAGTCTCGTACACTATGGATTGATTGAAATGCCAAAGAAAGGAGAACACCCATCAGATGTAACAAGAAAACTACAGAGTGAGGCTAAGAAAGGTAAGCATCTCTCAGACACAACAAAAAAGCTATTAAGTGAGATTAATAAAGGTGAGAATAACCCCATGTTTGGTGTGACAGGTGAAAAATGCCCTGCGTTTGGTATACATTTAACTGGTGAGAAAACCTCTATGTTTGGCAAACATCACACAAAGGAAACAAAAAAACTAATTGGTGATGCTAATAGAGGTGAAAAAAGTCCTATGTTTGGTAAAACTGGTGGGTTATGCCCTAATTATGGCAGACATCACACGCAAGAGGAAAGAGTAAAAATAAGTGTAGCACACCAACTACGTGTTCATCACACCAAAGGTGGAGGTACATCCCACCTAGTTACTATAGCACTCATTAGTAGTCGATTAGAGAGTCTGGGATGGAAAGTTGAAAGTTGGTGTACAACAGGAGAGAGATTTATCACGATAGATAAACACAAATACTCACCTGATATTTATGCTACAAAGGATAATAATAATCCAATTTTGGTTGAGGTTGGAAGTTGCACAACACAAAAACTATGCCACTTAATGTCCCATTATCCTGTGGTATTACATGTGTCAAAGCTGAAAATGGAGTTAGAATTTCAATTCTCTAAGAATGAAATGTCCACACTATATAAATGGAATTTATTTAACAGGCTACTTTAACTACTTAATCTCAAATGTTTGCTAAACATACCATCTATTAGGCTTGTCCTATTATTTTCGTCTTTTATTTCTCTAGGTATGTTTAATCACACTATATACTTGAAAAGAGGCGTGTGAAGAAACCCGATAAGTAACCAAATATCCATCTGATCCAGTCGGACACAACGGAGTATATAAACATAGCGAAACCTGTCAACACGTTTATGAGTCCGTACAATGTTTGGAAGTCATTAAGTGCAAGTGAAAGTAAACCTATACCCATTGTCTCCTGCCGAGAATCTAGGCTTTGTATCCAAACAATGAAGATAACAAATGGCATAAAGATTATCAAATTAGTACCACCAAAGAGGTTCCAAATGTTTCCTAAACCAAAACTGATACTACCTACAACATTACCGCCATAGGTTATAGCTGTACTAGTACCATTCAAAAGATTTATCATTATAGTAACAAGTGCAATTATAAAACTTCCCATTATTGAAATCCAAGTAAATAGGAACACTGCGAAGTTAAAGAACATCGTTCCCAACGTTGTAACAAATGACACCATCATAGTTATTGACGCCACGAACCATATACCAATAGATGTTATCATAGCCCAAATAGCCACTACACCGCCACCAATACCAAAAAGGTTGAATACTGGCTGAAGTAATATGGTAAGTGGGCTTAGGCTTGGAACAAAGTTTGCAGTAACATAGACTGTTAATGTGGCGTTGTTTGCCGAAGGACCAGCAACAAATGGTAATAACATAAACAGTTTAAGATGATATGTCTGATTGCCAGTGGCTAAGTAAGGAGTGAAAACAACCTGATATGTACCATTTACGATAGCAGGGTCTTGGGCAACTAAAGTCTTATTCCAAACCTCCACTCTAGTAAATTGTGCATCTGGTGGTGAAACCATAACTGTATACAGATTAATGTTTGCAGGAGAAATTTCATAAAAAACACCACCTGTTATGGCTATCTGAACACCTAGAAAGACCTGTGGTGTTGTTGTCGTTATGGTTGCAACTAAATCGGATATAACATCACAATAGGCTGTTTGCATTTTAATTATGCCTGAAGAACCAGCACCATTCACAGCCTCAAGATATAAGTCTAAATCAGCCGTAGTTGGGAAATTCCATTTTGTTTCAATCTTGAATGTTGCCGTTCCAAGTGTGCCTGATTTAGCCCAGACACAGTGTGCAGTGTCAAGATTTATTATTGTTGAGTTGGAAATTATTGACCAAACAGGAACAGTATTTAGGCTTGCACCATGAACCTTGAAATAAATCTGTGCCCCTTTCATAGCTGTAATATATATATCCGTGACATCATTGGGTGAATTTACTGTGGTTGTAGATGCTACAAAAGTGTAATACTTATCCATGCTATAAATATTCCTGAACGTTGAAATTCCAGCACTCAAGTCTGGTACTACCAGATAATTTAGTGTTGGTTCATCACCTGTCAAAAGACCATTTACTACAATTGTGTATGGTGGTCCAGCACCTGTCATCCAACCTACACCTGTTGGTGAGAAAGATTGATAAACAGATATTATCGGTGTTCCTGTTGTTATACCAGAACTAGTAATACCTACTGTAACACCACTCCATGAAGATGTTGAATTTCTATATATATTGTAATATATTTTGTCCGTTACTGGATCATTCATCCAAATAACAGAGATATCCTCATAGCTATTTCTTGAGATTGTTGGTGATGGTGCTGTACCCAAGGAAGTATATAGAATTGTTTCTGCTGTGATAGCCCCCATTTCACCACTATAAAAATCTGAATCTATTTTGTTTGTCGATGTTGTATAAGCAATAAAAACATCATTATCTTTATTGACACAACTGAATGATGAGAATGATTTCAGAGAATATGAGGTTTGAGAAACAGTATTAAATACAGATGTTCTTAAACACAACATATAATTGCTAATTGAAGTTGCACTACTATCACTATCAAAACAAACATCAAATATACCTGTTGTAAAGATAAGTTTGGCACTCTTACCACCCACTGATGGAAGTAGATATGATATTGTACTCATAGTATTTATGTCTATTTTTGTCAATACTGGTGTTGTATAATTATATACAGTATATAGATATGTACCATCATTTACTATGGATGTTGGATTTGCATGATAACTAGGAAGAACAGACCAATTAGCTACGGTTAACATAAATGGTGTTATATTTATCTTTACGATCTTTGAATCTACACCAATGTATATGAAACTACCATATGCCGAACTACTATAAACATTCGCACCATAACCTGCACCACTCCATGTGCCTGTGGTGGATAATGTTGTAGTATTCATCTGTATAGCCGCACAATTTGATGCTTGTGACATACTTATATAGACATTACCATCTGCGGCATCATACATAATCGTGTTTGTACCTACATAAATATAGCTTGTCACATCCTTGGAATCATATGTCATAGTAGATTCGAGAATTTTCACTACAACAAGATGATTAGTTGCCATATTTCTTGCTAATGCATACAAATATGTGCCATCTGAACACAAGCCAAGAGCATAATCAAGATTATAACTTGGGTCTGCTTTGTATGATTGTGCTGTTTTCATTGTTACCGCATTTACTTTAGTTATTACTAAGTTTCCGTATCCTTCACAGCCAATATATAAGAAACCAGCATCATATACCAGTGTATTATTTGCGGGAAGTGTTGAATTATATTGCCAAACATCAACGGGGAAAAGACCATCTACGGTTAGTTTTTTAATGACTAATGGACTTTGATATAGTGATTCATAAAGGTACGTTCCATCACTAACTGCATTATTAAGTGAATTTTCCGTGTTGGTAGAATTAAATAAGACATTCTGAATTTCATAACCAGAATCAAGAAAACCATAAGAACTTGTACTTACCACAAAACTTGTGACAGACTTCCCACCAACAAAGGATACTGGTGATGTTAATTGCTTATCTTTAGCAACATTTATAATAGTTTTGGTTGATGTGTGATCACCATATACAACCGTACAGTTGAGTTGTAATGTATGAGATGGGTCTGTTTGATATGTAATACCAATATTATTTAGTTCTGTTGAACTTAGCGGTGATGTAAAATTGTAATATATAATATCTCTTCCTGTTATTGGGTCTGTGGTATAATACCAGCTATTAACATACGAGTGCCAAACAAATATTGCAGGTAGAGTTTTTATATAATTTAGTGTGCCAACACCACCATAGTAATCATCCCCACCATATCTATCATGTGATGCTATACCATCAACATAATATTCTAAGTCTGAACTAAAGTTTTCCCACATGGTAGCATCATTATAAGTGATCTTGGTTATCACTTTTGCATTTGAAATACCATGTTCCGCATTATATTTGTAAATAGCACCTAAAACATCACCATTAAGTGGCACTTGTATTGTGAGAGTTGTACCATCAGAATAATAAATTATAAATGTTCCATAAACAGGTCCACTACCAGTAGAATACATGGTGGCTGATGCTGTAAAGGTACTTATGCTATTCAACTGGATCAAACAATTTTCTGACTGAGAACTATATCCACTATCAAAAACAATACTTGAAAGTGTCTTTATACCCTGTTCAAGAATTGAACCAAGTGGTTCTCCATCTAAACCATATGCAGAGTTAAAAGACTTAGTTTTTAGTGGTGTAGAATCGCTCCCATAAGCAACGATGACATGACCATCAACTGTTGGTGTTGGGCAAACACCATATTGTACAAAAGCAAGTGATCTCTCAAGTTCTATTGGCATAGGGTATCCAACTGTGCCATTGTCACGGTCACTTCTCATAACATATGCGGCTGTATATGTAGCATTTCCACCTATAACACCGTTTGAGTTACAATAACCAATCCATAAATATCCAGCAGTATCTATGCAAACTGATGGTGCTGTTACATAGTAATTATTTGTTTTTATTTTTGTCTCAGAGATTAACCAAACAATACTACCATTCGTTTGTGTTATTCCATAACGATAGTATAATACACCTGCGGTGGTCACACGTACATAAGCAACATACGGACCATTAGAAAACACAGAAAATAGATTACCAGAAGCAACACCTGTCACAGCAGTATAAATTGTGTTAAATGTGATATAGTCTGGTGTGGATGTCCATTTCATGTCTATGCCATCTGAATAGAAGTACCAAGTCAGACCTGAAGCATTAAAAGTGTGTCTTTGGAAGTTATATCCAAAAGCCGTTGGTGATGTTGTTGTGATTGATGGGGTAGAGTGTGCAATCTGTTGTGGCATAATAAATGCACTCATAATGAAAATGAGTAACACAACTAAAGATTTAAACTTCATATTATCTACCACAGGTTTAACGGTATGATCTGTATATTATTTACACTAAATATATATAAATGTTAGTATAAAAAACAACATTCAAAATACCACCTATATCATAGCTTTTTCACAACATTTTAAAAAGACATATATAGATTATATTAAAAATATTTTTATGAAAAAACCATCAATAATAAGTAATATTGTTTACATATAAATGTTATTATAATATCTAGATAAATATATTTCTACTATTTACTAGTTTTATATAAGATAATCACACCATCCAACGATAAAATTTATGCCAATTAACTAAGTCTCTAATATCAATAGGTTTTAGTTCCATTTTCATTTTTGGGACTTGCAACACTATTGGATATTTGATCATAAGATTGCATAGTTTCTGTGTAGAACAATCCCCAACCTCAACTAGAATGATATCATTACCCTTCTTGGCATAGATGTCGGGTACATAATTATATTTATCTATTCTAACAAATCTCTCTCCCGTTGTAGTCCAACTCTGTACTGCCCACCCTAATCTCTCCAATTGATTACTAATGAGTGATATCGTAACCAAATGAGATGTTTTTCCACCTCTATTATGTTTTTCTTTTAATGGTGCTTTTTCTCTCATTTTTTCTCTTGATGCCTCTGATTGGTGTTTTCCCTTCATAGGAGAAGGTCTACCCTTATTTGCCACACTTAATTTTATTTTTGTTGCCTCTGATGGATGTTTACCATAATTAGGACATAACACACCTATCTTGCCTTTTTGTGCGTTTCCGATTTTTATTCTTGTTGCTTCCGAGTGGTGTTTGCCAAACATTGGATTTTTATCACCAGTTCTACCAAACGCAGGGCATTTTTCACCTATCCTACCAAACATAGGGTTACTTTCACCTTTATGACCTTTTTTCATATTTGTCTCTTTAGAGTAATGTTTACCTGAATTGGCACTACCAATTTTCACTTTGGTTTCTGGTGTGAGATGTTTACCATAATTAGGTGCTTTCTCACCTGTCCTACCCATACTTTTCTTGGTCTTACTTATTTTTATTTTTGTTGCTTCTGAGAGATGTTGTTGTGGCATTTCATCAACATCAGAAAGTAACCATTCCATTTCAATCAATTAATAGATATAAAACTATTATATAAGGTTTGTGGATTTATTCTTTGTGTTTGGAAGGATCGTATTTTACATCTGAACGTAGCTTTCTATAGTATATATAATATCCATCTCCCTGTTTTTTACCACCATTATAACCAACCTTGTAAACAAAAGTTTTACCCTTAAAAATTCCTGTTCCACCCGATTTATTCTTTTCCAATAACCATTTTGGTATTTCATCTGGATATGAATTTGGCATACCATAAGTTCCTATTCTCTCCCAATGCGTTTTTAGATACTTTTCATTTTCTTTGTCTTCTTTTTCTTTTTGCCTAATTGCTCTCTCTTTTGATTTCTCTTTTTGATTGATCTCTCTCGCTTTCATTTTCTGTTTCAGGCTTTCAAACATTTTGTATCATATAAAGATGTGCATCATAACTATTTAAAGTTTGTGGTTTTTAATTACCTAAATAAGTATAATTCATTCGTAAACTCTGTAGATTTAAATGCATTTTATCAAATATAATATGAATAATTTTTAAACAGTTTCATAATCTATTTTATATAGAAAAGAACCGTTTTTATTTATTAATCACTAATTAGATAGTTAAATAATCATTTTATATATAAGTATTATTATAAATTCTAAAATAATACATTCGTACTCTTCACATTTGGCATTTTTACTATACTAACCTGTTTTGGTATCTCTAATGATCCTCTCTTGTTCCATGTATTTCCGAGTGCTTCTCTAAATGTACGTGCAGAAACTTCTTTTTCATTTTCGTTATCCATGAATGTATATGTCACTTTAAACTTTGATATGCTTTTTGATGGCTTATCCGCATAGTCTTTATCTGTTGGCTTTGCTGGTGCGGGAAGTTTCAAAGATGGATATTCTTTTTCTTCATATGACTGAGATGATGGTGAGGGTTCACTTGGTTCTGATAATTCAGATATAGATGAAAGTTCACTTGGTTCTGATGTTTCTGACACAGATGAAATTTTACTTTGCTCAGAAATATTACTTACCTCAGATATTGAGCTTATATCTGATGGTGATTTTGCTGATTCTACTGAACTTATATATTTCTCTACCTGATTTGAACTTACCTTTTCTGATGCAGATTCTATAGAACTTATACTATCTTCTGATTGCACAGATTTAATAGAAGATGCTATTTTTGAACTAATTCTTTCAGATAGATTACTCTTCACAGACTCTGGTACAGAATTATATATCTTAGAAACTTGCTCTGGACTAGAAATATCAACAAGTTTCTCTATTGTAGGTGCAGATAAAGCATTAATCGCAGAATCTAACTGTGTGGCTGATAGTTTCCCACTTGAAATAATAGTAGATAAATCATTTATTTGTGACGTTGATAATTTTATAGAGCCTGTGGTTGCTGAGATGCTATAATCGGTTGATAAAACAGCATTGAGTGTTGGTATATACATTGTGTTTGCCTTAATACTAGAAGAACCCGAATCAAGATTCACAATTTTGCTAATTGCATCTTCTGTAACAGTACCTGCATTACCAATTGGTTGCATCATCTGTAGTGGGACAATTCTACCGTTTATATTGACCCACAACTGATCACCAACTTTTATGAATTTCTGCCCCGGTCCAATGATTATTTGTGATTCCATCCCCTGTTCTGAGGGCATAACACCGACATACTGTCCTGATCTATCCAGTATATCCTGATAAAGTTTTCCTAAGTCTTTACGATCCATCTTACTTATAAAATCTTCATTGGTAACATCATCAATTCCAATTGAGATTACGCTTGCCTTAGCAAATGGGTTGACAAAAGCACTTGGCAAAGCTACCTCTTCTGCTTGTCCTATACCAGAAAATGCAGTACTCCAACTATGTGATGCCCAAAGTAATGGTGCATCTCCACCTGTAACACCGACTTTTGCTAGACTTGCAACTAATTGTGGGTCTTGGGTTCCTGAATATACAATAACTTTCCCCTCCTGTTCCAGTTCAGGTGGTGTATAGTTCACACTTAGCATCTTGAAGTTTTCTGGTGTTGCTTTCATTCGTTGTTCTTCAAAGCCCGGATACTTAGCCCTGCCCTCTATAACATTTGCCTCTGCAACTTCATATGCACTTAGTGGTTGTCCTTTTGTTAGCTTCATTTGAATATAGTTAAAAGGTGTATCACTATATGAGAATCCTACTTGGAAACCTTTTATACCACCAAGGAAAGCAGAAGAATCTACAGCAAATTGACCCAACCAATCTTCTGCCCCTTTTGTCTGTAGCACTTTTTCAAGTCTATCATATTCATATGCGGCAAGACCAGCCGTTCCTGCTATAGTAACCAGTGGCATTTGTGTAATTGCCGCTAATTGATTTAATGTATCCATCTCAGTAACACCAAGTGATAGTTTGTCCATACCAATTGTTATAGCATTTTTAAGTTGACCTGTAAGTGTTGGTGCTTTAGTTGTAATACTTTCAACCGTAAGAGGTATAACTTTTCCCTCTTCATCAGTCACTAATTGTGTAGCCTCATCAATAATACCTAGTTTTGTTAAACCTGCTTTTATTGTAGAAAGAATACTTGATGGTAAACTTGCCCCTGTTGCTGTTGTTAATGCCATACCACCCCTTTCAGCCAAACCACCAATTGCGGGAATTTTAGCTACAAGTTTACCTGCCGCACCATAAGCAAAACCAAGAACAGCACCTTCAACCATAGATGTGAAGTATATTTCTGCACCCTCTGTAGCATATCCCATTGCCTTGCCAACAATTACCTTGTCTGGTGTAAGCCCTCTATCCTCTAAATCTTTATATGTAAAGGTTTCCTGTTCAGGAAGAACTTGGAATAAATAGTTTGATCCATCTGCCTTTCTTGGTAGTAAATTTAAGAATGGTGACAGTTGTTTTTCTGTAGCTTCTGCAATTATAGCCTCTGCCTGTAAAACTCCCTTGGGATTGTACTCACCATTTTGACCTTTTATTGCCGAAAATGCCGGATAAAGCATATCCAACGCAACTTTTAAATCATTTGATTGTGCATACTCAGGTGCTTGTGATGCAAGTTGCCATAATTTATTGCTGAGAACATCTACATTCGCTTTAATTTGTGTCTCAGATAAACCTTCAATATATCTATGTAATTCATCAGGTGTCTTAAATTGCATCTCTGTTGCGTCTATTTTATTTGCTGTAGAACTCTTTGCACTTGTATCAAACTTCTGTATAGTAGAACCCTCTGCTGGACTTAAAATCAATGTGCTTGCGGCTTTTGTATTAATATCTACTATAAACTTTTGCATATCATCATAATTATTAAATATTTGTGTTTTTTTAACCCCATTATCCGTGTAATTAAGTGTCCAAGAAGTCTTTGCTATAGATGCTGTTTGAAGTGATGATATAAGTTGTGTTTTCGACTTGGTATAAGTATCAAAGTTTTTCTTATATGTATCTAAGTCTGTTGGTGCTGTTGAAAGTGCCATTTTTAAATCATTCATATCTTTAATATATGCTTGTTTACCCGTTCCATTTTTGGTAGATTTATATGAAGAAAAATCATATTCATCCCATTTATGTAGTTTTACTATATCATTATATTGTGCTAGTGCATCATTTCCATCTTTAATAAAAGTTGTATATGATGCTACATTTTTATCATACTCAGCCGTATTAACTTTAAGAAGAGTTGTTTCTAATCCAGCCCTAATTTTTGGATCACTTCTACCAAATTCTGTTGGGGCGGCTTGTGGGCTATCTCCTATAGCAAGTGCTAAAGGATTTGATGTTAGTTTTAATCTACTTTGTTCAATCATATTCTGTGAATTGTCTATCTTTGCCATTATTGATGATACTGGTGGTATTACTTTTACTGGTGTTGAAGATATTACTGGTTTTATTGATGTTATTGATGTGTTGTGTACATTTACCCTATTTATTGCATCAACATAATTTGATGGTACGATAGTTGCTTTTTGGGCTTGTATTGGTGTCGATACTATTACTGGTTTTGGTTGTATTCTAGTTTGTTCTATAACATTTTGTTGAATTAATGCTTGTGATCTATTCAATTCTTGTGTACGTAATGCTTGTGCTTGTTGCTCTGATTGTTGATATTCTTCTGACATATATTAGTCACTACCACCAAATTTAGAAATATGATATATATGATCTAGGATCGGTGTAATACCTACTACACATATATCATATATACGCATTTTTAATTACTTCTTTACTTTCATTGCGTTCTTCTTTTGTGACGCAATTATCTTCTTTGCTATCTCTGGTGTTGTTGTTAGATAACCAATCGGTGTAACAACCGTGACCAACTTTGGCTTACTTGTAGCCGTTGCCTTATTCTTTACCATTTTTACTTTTTCACCTCCGTAGTCTAAGGTTATACCTTACGTAGAGTAATACGTCTGATTTGCCTATCAGCATATCCTATACCAACTGGTAGTGCTGTCAAATAAGTTTTCTCCTTTAAAATAACCTCTTTAGTATTATCATCTGCATATTTTATAAGCATGTTGAATCCACCTTTATCTGTACCATTTACTTTTTTCCCTAGGACTTTTCCTGATAGCTTGGGTGTTTTTACTACTACTTTTGCCTCTCCACTACCTCTAAGATAATCATTTACCACAGTGCCTGTTTGACGCTTATATCTGTGAACCGTGTGTTCAATTGGAGATTTTCTCATTTTTCAGACACCTCAGACTACTCTATCATAATGTTCTGTTCGTTCTTATATAAATGTTATGATAAGATACTCATAGAAAGATATATATGTTGGTAATAGGCACATATGGTAGTGAATATCATGCTAACGGATTATATTTGCCCATACTGTGGCAATCCATCATTGAGTATGGAAGCCGTTAGAAAACATGTAAAAAAGAAGCACCCAGAAAATTTGGAAGATTTTAATAGGAAATTTTATCCAGACATTTCTGATAAATTTAAAAAACCAAAAGCATAATCTTTTTATACTCACCTCACACTTATATCTTTGATTATAATGGCAAAGGGAATGAGCATTGACACACTTTACTTCATTGGTCTAATTTTTATTTCAATAGCTTCTGGTTTCAACGGTGGGCTTGACTCCCTCTTTTACACGTTTGGTACTGGTGTCTTTGGATATATTGCATTAAAAATAATAGCAAAATATCTTGGGTGGAAATGAAATTACTTTTTTTCTAATATAGTTTGATTGTAGACATTAGTAAATATTTTCACACATTTGTTCATATTCATATAATTATTTATAAATGATATACCAGATGTATTAAGTTGTTTTACATTTTCTAGCTCTCTCATATGTTTATACACCATGTCATAATCGGTGGCATATAAACAATTTGGAAATTTGTATGACCAGATCACATATCTTCCTCTAGCCAATGCCTCTTGAACCATTTTTGATAAAGCATCATGTTTGGTTATTCTGAGAAGAACAGTTGTTCGAGAATATATTTCATCCATGTCCTCAACATTAACATGACCTAAATATTCAATATTTGGTGCTTTCAACACATCCCTCTTGCCAAGAATAATAAATTTATATGGCATTGAAACTAACCTTCTCACTATCTCAAGACCATAAAAATATTCTCTATTTCCAAAATATACAAGTGCTGTTGGTGTTTCTGGTAATGGACCTATCTTCTTTGCCCTAATATTCCATGATGGTATGGGAGCAAACTCAGCCACAACCCCCTTTTCTTTTAATTCATTTACTAACCAAGGTGCATGAACAAGATTTTTATCTATTAATTTAGAACAAATTAACACTATTTTTTTATCCGAATCCATGACATCTGATCCAATCCAATAAAACAATATTTTTTTACCAATAATCTTAAAAAATACAAATAAAAAAATCCAAAACATGCCCTCTATACCATTAAGTTTAGCAGACATAATTTGAACAATATCTGCACTTAACAAATTCTTAATATTTTCTTTAATACCAGTACCTACAAAATTGAAACTCAAATTTGGAATATTACTTAATAATGAGGTTAAACCATATTTTCTTCCTTTCGCTTTTGGATTACTGTATACCAATATTCTAATCATAATTATCTAGTATAAATTAAGTTTACTTAAACCTCTTCACCCAGTTCTTCCATAGCTTCCTGTTTCCAATCTCTCTTAGTTATATTACGTTGTGTCCAACTTGTTGGTTTTGCGGCTTCAATCTCAGACTCAACGTTAACCGAACCACCACGAGAAACCTGTTCCATACGGATGATGTCACGCCTACCACGACCACCGAAACCAACATTTAGGTTTAAGTACCAATCCAAGACAGTTGCCCAACTTGGAGAATTCTTAGCCCTGACAGCCGCATAAAGAACAGCCCCCATCTTGTTGTGTTTCAGGACAGTTAGCCTTCTCATATCTACACGACCCATTTCTAGGTCGATTGGGTCTGTACCCAACTGTGGTGATAAACTTTCTTGTTCTGCCATTTTACATTACCTCTTTAATGTGCTACTCTCAACCAACCTTGATTGACCATGATATATACTGCCAAAGCACCAATACCAACACCAATAAGAATCTGCTGGAAATCGAACTTACTCTTTTTCTGCTGATCCATAGCATCTTCAGCCAATATCTTCAGGATTGCTTCGTCATCCTTCTCTCTAAGTGCCTCAGAGGAAATATTTGGCATATCTTCCCCTTCATACGCTTCGATTGCGATTGTAAGACCCCATCGGGTGTCCTCAACCAACTTCCTATTGGATTTTGGCATCCTTTCATATTTGTCATCTCCCCAAAGTATGCGTAATGCCCTGTCGATTGTTGTGGGTTCGGGTGCTGTATTTTCGGGTGTTCTAATGTCTGCTGTATATCCAACTCCCTCAATAGCAAAGAACTTGGTTACGTTTGGGAAAACATATCCGGGTGCAACTTTATAGAATTTACGTGGGACATCTTCGATTGTCTTACAGTATAGCCAGTGTGCTGTTTCCTTCAAAATAGGAATCTCTAAGGCTCTCTTTTCTCCGGGTCTGATTAGAACTAGTGTCTTTTTGGTTCCACTACCACCTTTTGACATGATATTAGTGTAATAGTAATATACACCAAGACCACCCAAGACAACTAATAATCCCATCACTCCATATGGAGAGAACAACATATCTACTACAGACATTACTTTTCAACTCCTACATTCTTTGCTTTCCGTTTCATATAACTATCTCTTGATGATATTCTCCATGCTTCGTGTACAGGATCATTATACTTTATTTTAACACCACGTTTGTGTTCTGGTTCTGGATGACAATCTTTATAGCATCCACATTCTAAACAACATATAGACATTTTAATCAGCCCATTTCTCCGTTTTTTGCGGTCCAGTTATAATCAGATAATCAATGAATATGATCATTGTCAGGAAACAAATAATTGCTGGTATCGGTGAGTCTCTAAGTACGAATATCAAAAGACCTGTAAAGCAGAGCAAAAGAACCGTTGCTATAAGCCTCTTGACAACCATAGGACCGGGAAAAGTTCTATCTAAGTTTGGAATAAACCTTGCTTTCTGTGGCTTATCTTCATCCCATTTTTCTTCCTGTTTTGGTTTCCTTGATTTTTCTGACTTTAATTCGGGTTCTGGTTTTGGTTCTACTTTTGTTTCTACTACTGGTTGTTTCACTACTTGTTCTACTGGTTGTTTCACAGATGAAATATCTATTACTACATCATCAAAATTTCTATTTTTCCTCTTTATCCTTTTTCCTCTTTGCTCTCTTGGCTTTCTAGGTGGAAATAGAATAGACTTTACCTTTTTTATTATTTTTTGTGAAAGAGTCCATTCCTCATCCTCTTTCCATTCATCGTCAGAACTCAAATTAATCTATATATATTAGAGTGTAGACATTTATAAACATTACTACTACTATTTATCTATTCGTAACATATAAATATGCCTATATGCCTATATACATATATGACTAAGAAGAATGATGATCCAACTACTGTTTGTATTACCAATGATGTTTGGTGCATAATGAATAGTCTCAAAAGAAATCCAAGAGAATCGCCAAACGATGTTTTTAGAGAAGCTATTCTTTTACTACAAGAGAAAAGGAAAAATGGTGTTTAAAAATGGCATATAGTAGAGACTTTGAAGAAACACCTGTTGATGCAGAATTTAAACAGAAAGTCAATGTTGAGTATCTTGTACTGAAACAGATAGACCGTTGCAATAATGCCGCACTAGAGGGAGATGAGATAAAGTTCTCAAATGCTGTTGAATCTCTCTTGGCAATGTTACCAAAGGAGAACAGACTTAGGATAGAAAATGACAAGACTAGAGAACAATACACAGCTAAAGTTGAACAGCCTGTATATAAATATTCCTGTGGCAAACCAATGGGAACTTTGGAAAATCCGATTTTCCGTAACAAACCAACAGATTGGAACTATGACGGTGGAGAACCTATCAGAATTTCTCCGATGGTTGAGGAAGTCGAACAGACAGACTACCAGAAATTATACAAGATAATACTCAATGAACTACAGGATGTTGGCGTGACTTGGAAAATCGAACCGAGAGGTAATGTGGAAAAGAAGATCGACCCACCACCAATACCACTGTTAAGACTCAAGAATGGAAGTTTTGTTAGAGTATTGGTTGAAAGAGGTATTGAGGGTGTGAAGGAAGGTATAATTGTGGATAAAGAATCAGCATCACTAGAACCCACACCACCAGAACCAATAATGGAACCAGAATCTGATGATGAAAATGAGGACATTAATGATGATGAGGATAAGGATATGAATGAACCAAAAACGTCACTAGAACCTATAAAACACGAAGTATATGAGGAAACCATTGATGAGGTAACCAAGGAATTAGAGAAAGAGGAAGATAAGGAATTTGCAGAATATAAAGTAATATTAGAAGAAAGAAAAGATAAAAAATTAAAACAAAAAATAGATAAAGAAAAGTTTGATAACGAGACACAACAGAAATTAAAAGAAACGGAGATAGGAAATATTATATTAGTTAGTGAAGAGATACCAACTACAAATACACAACCAGAAGCAATTATGTCAAAACCAATAAAAAAGAAAAAATTAACAATGAAAAACATAGATGAATAAACATGAGTACAAAATCTAAAAGAATTTTTAAAAGAACCACAATAAGAAAAGTTGGTGGTGATGAATTCGTTGATCCACCAAAGGGGTACAAGGGTGCAAATCGTTGGACAAATTGGCATGGGGTCAGGGCTGAGTTTGGTTCGGGTTATGGCACTTTCTTGCTCGATGAGCTACAGGAAAAAAGGGATAATATTGAGGCTTGTATTGTTGTCGTAACAGGCGGTGGTGGAAAAGGGAAAACCTATTTCACTCTGAGACTTGCAGAAATTTTAGACCCTAAGTTCGATGTAGACGTTCAAGTTCCATTTGGTCCAGATGAATTCATGGAACTGATTGGTCCAGATAGTCCTTTGGGTATTGGCAGGGTAATAGTGGTCGATGAAAGTCAATTTGCGATCTCTAGCCGGGACTGGTATGCAGACATTCAGAAGGACTTGATGAAGCAACTTGAGGCTATTCGTTCAAAGGGATTCATAATCTTCATAGTCTGTTTGTCAGAGGCAACTCTAGATGTTATAGCAAGATCGTGGGTCATAACACATAAAATACATCTAATGAAAAGAGGTAGAGCTAGAGTGTATTCATATCAAACCGGACCTTTTTCTACGAAGCCTTATCCCCGAACAATCAGCAAGGATGAGAAAATGACACTTCCGGGTGCGGAATACTGTGAACACTCTTCGTGTTTAAAATGCCCATACTCTGGTGTAGCACAGCCACAATGGAAACTTAGAAACAGATGGGAAGAACTAAATACACCATTATGTCAAACAATAAGAGCTTTATATGAGAGGAAAAAGAAATTCTTCCTGACAGAGATGGCTGAGATCGCCAATGAGAAGAGAAGGGAAGCCCAAATGAAAAAGACACAGCTTTCTGATATAGTTGCCACATTGAAAGAACATACTACTATGCTCAGAAAGACCAAGAGAAACCGCATAGACATAAACTCTGCGTCTGCCATAATACGCCAATTTCTGGGAAGTGGGATTCCAGACAATTTTGTTAAAAAGGCGTGTAGAGAACTGGATGTAGATACCGATACGATGGACACGGTGCAGATGTTAAATTATTTAGTCAAACCAAAAGAAAAATAGAATGATCTATCCCAAAAATTTTTGTAATACAGGAGATTTTTAGTTTTTTGTTTTTTTCACAGAAAGGATGCCAGCATATACTATATTATATAGCCTGTCATACAAGACAATCGCATACTCATAAACTATGGTTATATATCAGTATATTTATGAGAGTAGGTAACTCTCATAAATTTTACGTAACATATAAAAAGGCTCGATTTGGTATATAATACAGGGTTATAATCATGGATCACAGAAGTGTAGAAACGTTCAGGCTGGATATTGGGGGCTGGAAAGGATGGGAGTGGTTTGATGCTATTTACAATAAATGTAAAAATTTGGAACAAAAGGCAATTTTAATAGGGCTTTTAAAAACAGGTTCGAGAAGTAATGAATTAAACAAATTAACTAAACAAATGGTAGATGTGGATACCTATAAAGAAAAAGGTAAAGAAATGATTCTTATAAAGTCACAACCACTAGAGAAACAAAAAAAGGCTATACAATTAGTTGATAAAGATGGTAAATATATGTATGATGGAATGAGAAGGCTATACAGATTTGAGCATATTGAGGGATGGAGAACTTATGCGTTCCCAAAGAATGAAAAATACTCTAAACAATTTTTAAAATTTGTCGATCAAGTAGAAAACCCAAAAGATCAGGTATTTCCATTTACTTACAGCCAAATCTATTATAGAATTTGTACCATTGGGATGGAGTTACCAGAAGGTGTTCCTATGAAGGATTGGGCATATCATTTGGATGAAGGGTGTGGGCTGTTCCCGCATGAATTACGAAGTATTCGTGCCTGTCAACTTTTGAGGGATTATGAGTATAACAACCAGAAATTACGTAAGTTCTTTGGATGGGCAGAAGATAGCCCAATGCCTGATCACTACATGGAACTAACAGCAGATGACTTGATACCATCACCTGAACGTATGCCTAAGTGATGAGGTTGAAATCTTTCATATAAAAAAAGATATAGTAAGACTTATATAGTAGTTTTACACTCTGTAGGGTGATTGAAATTATGAAGAAAGGAGAGAAGATGTCTGATGAGCAGAAATTAAAAATGAGTGAAACACGTAAACGTAGAGGTGTTGCATCTGGTGAGAAAAACCCAATGTATGGTAGGTCTGGGATATTAAGCCCTGTGTATGGTAAGTCGCAAACACCAGAGCATAAGAAAAAAATAGGTGACGCACAAAAAGGTGAAAAAAACCATATGTTTGATAAAAAAGGGACGTTAAATCCTAACTATGGTAAACACCCATCAGAAGCTACAAGAAAAAAACAAAGTGAAGGAGGAAGGGGCAAACATAGTGGTAAGAATAACCCTATGTGGGGTAAAAAACGCACACCAGAGTGGTGTATACAACACAGTAAGGATATGAAAGGTAGATTTTCTGGTGAGAAAAATCCATTTTATGGCAAGAAACACACACCAGAGACTATAAAATATTTAAGTGACATTACATCTGGTGAGAACCATCCCCAATATGGTAAACATAGATTACCAAATACTGTAAAAAAAATAAGTGAAAAAAATAAAGGCAGACCCTCTCCAATGAAAGGAAATACCTCCCCCATGTTCGGTAAACATCACACACCAGAGTCAATAATAAAAATGAGTAAATCCCAACAATTACGAACCGACCACAACAAAGGTGGAAATACACCACACACAGTCACCATAGCCCTCATTAGTAGCCAACTTGAAAGGCTTGGTTGGAAAGTACAAAGCTGGTCTACCACAGGTGAGAGATTTGTTATAATAAACGGACACAGATACTCACCAGACATCTATGCTACAAGAGGTAATGAAATACTGATAATTGAGGTTGGGGGTTGTGATAATCCAGAAAAACTACCTGATCTTATGACCAAATACGCCATTGTATTACAAGTACCCAAAATGTCGGTGGAACTCAGACCTATTGATCTTAAAGATTTAGTTAATTGGCAACACTTCAGCCACAACTTTTAATCACTCCCAATTCATATAATAGAAAAAGCATTTTCAAGATATATTTAATATTTCTAGTATCAAAAAACTACTTGTGATAGATCGAAAGATATATAAACATTTCTAAAGTACATAATACCAATGAACAAGAATACCTTAGATGTAATGTTCTCAAAGAAGTCCGATAACTGGGAAACCCCCCAAGATTTCTATGATGGACTGAACAAAGAATACCATTTTACCCTAGACCCATGTGCCATAAAAGAGAACGCAAAATGCCCAAAATTCTACACAATCGAAGATGATGGTCTAATTCAGAATTGGAAAGATGAAATAGTATTCGTAAATCCACCTTATGGAGATATATCGAGTTGGGTAAGTAAGTGTTATTATGAATATACTCTTTATAATGCAACTGTTATCCTGTTAATTCCTGCTAGAACAGATACAAAATATTTTCAAGAATATTGTCTGAGATGTACAAGCCTTGGGTTTGTTGAGGGTAGACTGACATTTGGAAATTGTGAATCACCAGCACCATTTCCATCGGTTATTGTGGTGTTTGATCCAAAGGAAAAAGATAAAACACAAAAACTATTTCGGATAAACCGACGGGGCATCCGAATTTAGAAAATTATATACCAGATGTTTATGAATATTCCAGATGTTTATGAGTATTCCACGTTTCGAGTAATTTAAAGTTATATTTTAATTATCATAAGCCTTTATTTTGAATGTAGTTTATGAAAATCGTCTAGCTTTAAATCCACCTCATAAATTTGTATGTCCAGCTTCTTGGCAATCTCAGCCGCAGAGAAACCTTCATCATGTAGCCTCAAAACATCGGCTTCTTTATCCTTTGTCCATATCATTTTAAAACACACCACTGACTTACTTTACTCTTTCCAACCAACGACACTTGGGGCACTTGAAATAGTTGTTTGTGTATCGGTATCCTTTGACAGATTTATACACCATGTTTGCCCCACACTTTGGGCAGACCTTTTTTGGTGATAGTTGTTTCTTTGGTCTGTACTTTTCTCGTTGCTTGATTCTATATTCATCATCCACACCATCTGGATTGGTAATCTTTTGCGGGTATCTCTCACAACCATGCTTTAACTTCTTGTCATAGTTGTCATAACATTCACCGCATGGTATTCCACAACGACTATAACCCATAACCTTTTTACTTACCATAGTGTGCCCTTCCTTGTATATAATCTTCAATATGCTCTGGATGCTTTGCTACTATATGTCTTCCATATCTGGTTTCTCCCTGTAAGACATCTATGCAATATTTACACTGGATAGGTTTGCTTCCCTTTCCCTTAACATACTTTCGACCAGTTCTGCCCATACATTATCCAATAAAGTATATGTCAGGTTACTTATAAACTTTTCTAGTTCTCATCGGAACTGAATTTACTTGCACACTCGTCACACATGCCCTGTTTGATATAATAATCCATAAATGGCATTTTTTTGTGACACTCAGAACAGCGTTTGTCTGGAAGTTTAAAATATGAAAGCATCTCAATGACTGGTTGATACCAGAATTGACCAACATTCACATCGACTTCACCAAGAGCATCCATTAATGACTCACAGGCATGAACATCATGCAGACTTGGTTTAAATTTTATTTTACGATCCACCAATATCTCTCAAAATACACAGCTATCTGTGTTGCTTATAAGCCTTTTGTTTTTCGGCTGAGAAATTCCCAACCATCCATATTTTTGTCAATCAGGTTAAGCCAACGACCATCGACCCTTGACCAACCAGTACCATAACCAACCTGTATTGTGATGAATGGTTTTCTACCTTTTATGATATTATACCTTGCTTCAACACGTGTATGCTTGGGTATGTCTTTGAACTTTTTTAATGTGAGGGCAGTGCCTAGATTTTCATATGTTACCTTTACAAGTTTGTGATTCTTATAAAAAGAATACTCAGGCATCTTCAATCACATTTTATATTCTGTTCTAGTATTTGTATCTTTCGGCTTGTGTGTGAACCTGAAATACTTTTCCCTGTTTTTCTTCAACGGACCAGAGTGTTTCTTGAGGTTGGACTTGGCTATTTTCGGTGTTTGATCTCTGACTTTCCCCGCCTTGGTAATTGAACCGTGCGTTCCCCGACCACCCTTCTTACCAGAAGATTGCTGTGCCTTTTCTAGCTTTTTATTTAATTTGGTTTCGGACATTACCTCTTACCCCTACCATGTCCTGTTGGTTCATAACAATCCCCAACCCATTTAACATAATGTATTCCACCATCTTTAGATTCAATCCATATATTACCATTATAAGGGTCTTGATAAACTGTTCGTTTTATCATTTTACCATTAAAAAAAATATTCTTTTTACCTATTTTTCTTATTTTTTCTATCATTTATTTTCCCGTCCTCAGCCACTTATTGTAGTTTTTGGTTTCCTTGTAGTAAACACCATACCCTTTCTTGGTACGCTTTACCTTTATACCAACATAGGTCTTATGTTTCATAACACCATGCTTGGTTTTTCTTAGACTCTTTGCATGTTCATCGGCTTCTTTTTTGGTTTCCCAAACATACGCTAATTTATATGACATTTTTTCACCTCTTTTCCCATTCTGCTTTTCCAGTTTTCTGGTTATATACCTTGGTTGGTCTGTGCCTGTACAATACATAAACCTTGATTCCCTTCTCCTTTGTTGGGAAGGTTTTTACTATGGTTTTGTGCCCACGTTTTCTATCAGACTCTGCCCATTCTAGAGCATGTGGTCTGTATGTGCTATGAGATGACATAACCTCATAACGTTTACCTCTGTAGATAATATATTCTGGAATTTCGAGTTTCATACCGCGTGCAATAATTGTGTGTGTCATTTACTTTTTACCACTTTTTTCTTACTCTTTCGTTTTCTGGTTTTTTTCTTCTTAGGAAATGCCATCCTAAACCCTTTTTTAGCAGAATCTCCAAATGCTTTGAATATCTCTGCCATTTTACTTTTCTCTCCAATAAACTACGTATTTATGATCTTCAACCACAATACGTGCTAAATCTCCATAATCATGCAAATGTTTTACGCTTTTCTCTGCAAGTTTCCTTGTAGGATATGCTTCATGGAACTTATAAGGCTTTCCATTAAAATCCTTATATGGAAATTTAGACTCTAGTTTCATTTTACTTTTTTTCCCTTAAGTTTACTTTCCAAACCTTTACCTTCACAGTCTTTGTTTTAGCAAGACCAGCACCCATGAAACCATGTGGGAAATATTGGAAAGTCTGATTCTTCCATCCTGCTGGTTTCATTCTTGAGGCTTTTATATAGAAGGCGGGTCCACCTGAAGATTGAACAAACCCCCTGTCCCACCAAGGTGCAGGAGATGGGTTGAATGTTACCATGTACTCTGATTTACTTTTACCAATTGCTCCCTCTATAACGCCATATGAAGTTGATCTAACAAGCATATCCTGAGAATTGATTGGCTTAACTACATCTCCGGGCATTGGTTTACTTCCACCAATACGCTTTGTCTTTTTAGAGTCTAAGTATAGTGGGTTTTTCTCCATTTTTTTATAGCTACCCATACGTATACCAAAGCTACCTCTGGTGTGTGGGCTTATCTTTTTCCCACTCTTTGTCTTATAACCGCTTACAATGTGTCTAAGTGGTGGACTTCTTTTTGTTACCATTTTTGTCTTTTCCTCACCCTACTTTTTTCTTCTGTTTTTGGAAATGTATGACTTTTTACCTTCTTGTGCAAGTAGTGTTTTCCAAATATAGTTAGCTTTCCGAGCCTGTGCTGGTTTCAAACGATGTCCAAACAGAATACCATACAAACCTTCACTTCCTAGATAGTATCTATAATCAGCATCTATAGAAATACCTTTTCTACGAATATACTTTGTTACCATTTTTAGTCTTTTCCTCTCTTCCTTCTCCAAACACCATATCCGTGTGGATGTTTTATCAGCTTGTAGTTACCCCTTCCATAAATGTCCTTACCCATCTTGACAGCTTGCGTTTTTAGGGGTGCTGAACCAGCCATCTCAAATCGTGTACCCTTGAGGATACGATCTGTAGTTGAGTGATGAATGTAGATAGCATATACTGTTTCTCTAGCATATGGAATCTTCTTAATGTAAATCATAGACTCTTTGAAAAGTTTGCGATCTTTACCTATTCTCTTTGCATCTGACATGGACTTTGCGTTCCATTCATGCCTGTAAATTAACCCGTTATGGGTTACTTCTTTGGGAATCTTCCCACCAGTTTGATATATAAATACCATTTTACTTAGACATCCTCTGCTTTTTTCTTCTTCTAGCTTTCTTTGCCCTACTTTTGTCACCCTTCCGTGACATTCCTCTATTTTTCATTATTACTTCTTTCTCCTTGTTTTTTTAACCTTCTTTTTTACTGATTTTATTTTGGGAATTGGTATGGGTTTGTTTTTTATGGTAGTTACCTGTAAAACAGGTGATTGTTTTGGCACAAACAACTTATTTAAAGTTGTTGGTTGTGTTGCTAACATACCTTTTGGCATTTTTACTTTTTCCTCCTATATACATCAAATACAGACTTACCATCATCAGTCTTGCGTTCAGCAACGATAGCTTGATATTTTCCAGATTCCATAATTTCTATTACCCTAAGTGCTGAGTTTTGTTTTTTTCTGAAAGTGGAATCATATCTGTAGAATTTACGTCTATATGTGGCTGTTAATGGATGATCTTGCATTTACTTTTTCACCCTCACGTAAATTACATAACGCTTTCCCAATTTAATCAATATAGTATTGTGTTCAGTAGTATTTAAATGTTATGATATAAAAACCACGATGAGGTTAATGAAAAATAAGTAAGTAAGCTACAACCAGAGCTACAATAGTAAAAATAACAACCATTACACTTACAGCAATCACGATGCCTTCAATAGCACTTTTGATAATATCATCAGACATGTTGATCATATATAAAATATATGCAGTTACCTATAAAGTTTGTGGTAATTAATATAAAAAATGGATTTTAATCTAAAACTAGACCTAACAGAACACAGGAACCACAATGTTTCTTGGTATCGTGAGATACCTTACTCCATTTCCAGACAGTGATTTTTCTGTAATGGCTGGATGGAATTTCTGATCTAACCATCTTACCAGTCGGTACGATGTGACCATACATACTCAGGTATCTAAAGAAACCACCAATACTAAAGGTTTCATTGTCAAGATACTGTTCAAGTCCAAGTTCCCTAAAATCATCGGATGTGATTGTAGGTTGATCCTTTGTCTTTGTGTAAAAAACCTTACCCAACAAACTATAGTTGTTTTGAATAATCTTATTCATTGTTTATCAAACCATAATATTTAACAACATATATAAACATTTCGGTTTAGAAAAAAAAAACAAAAACTGGAAAGATTACGGCAGTTATTTCTTCTTTGCTCTCCTTGTTTTCCAAGCCTTTTTAGCTGTGTTGCTTCTTGCATTGTGTCGAATTGTTTCCCAAGCCTTCTTAGCCGCATTGCTTCTTGCGATATGCTTATCTGGAAGGATTACTTTTGGTTTTCCCATATTGACCATATGCGAATGTACATGTGAGTATATAAGTGTTTCGGTTGCCCATCTAATGCCAAGATTGAGAAAGACAAAGGTTTAAATACTAAACTTATATTTAACTATCGTTTATGTTAAACCAGATTATTAATGGTGATTGTTTTGAAATAATGTGTTCAATACCAGCTAATAGCATAGATTTAATTATATTTGATCCACCTTATAATATTGGTAGTGATTCAAAACTCACTATGATTGGCAACAATCCAATGTCTACAAATGTTGCTTGGGGAGATGATGGGTTTGTCGATACTTTTAACAAAGAAGATTATAATGATATAATGGAAAAATCGGCTGTAGAATTTTCACGTATTCTGAAACAAGATGGTTCTGTTATTGTTTTTTATAATAGAGGATACGATGAGTGGCTTTCACCACTAAAACTGGCGTTTAAATATAGAAATCTTTTTGCATTTATAAAAAGAAATCCTGTACCGCACATACGTAAAAATAATTACAGAAGTGGTTTCGAGTTAGCAATGTGGCTAAGTAGGGAGAAATACAAACTGAATTTCTTTAGCCAAGATGAAATGATAAATGTTTTTTATGGAAATATTGGTGAAAAAGAGACAGAACATCCAACAGAAAAATATAGGTGGATGATTCAACCACTTATAGAAAGACATAGTAAAGTTGGAGATTTAATTTTAGACCCTATGTGTGGTTCAGGAACGACTTGTGTAATTGCCAAAGAGTTGGGTAGGAATTTTATAGGAATTGAATTAGATAAGAATTATTATGAGATGGCGTTAAAAAGGGTAAATTTAACCATTGCAGATGATACAGCCTCTTTTTTTAATGACTAAATATAGAAAACCTTTTATACTACATAATACCACCTATGTCTGGATCGATATGAATAAAGAAAATGTAATCAGAGAAATACCAAAGAAAGATGTGTATGTATTACCATCTGAGATAAATATTACTTATTTTAAAAATCTCAGATCAAAACCCGAAATTGAAACACTAAAACAAAGTGTTTTGAGGTGTGGTATAGAAAGACCCATCATTGTTGTAAAAGATAAATTTGGTAATTTTTACGCATTAGATGGTGTAACAAAAACACTTATAGCAAGGGAAGTTGAAAAAGGTTTACACCTCAAACCAGATGGCACACCATATACCTTGGAAGATATTAATTGGAGAATATTAGTTGACAAAAAGCCGTTTGAGGAATATGATGAAATATCTATTGGGAAGGCAAAATTAAGATATAATTTAAGCACACCAAATAAACTAGATGATCCCGGTAACTTTGTTTATAGTACAATTGCACCAAAAATTGCTATTGATACATTTGGTAAACCACTCGATGATCTATCCAGAAAGGAACGACATTTTGTAATAAATGCGGCTAAACAAGACCTGTTAGCAGATGGTACTTTTAGTGAAAATTACATAAATAAATCAGTAAAATTAGCCGTTCAAAAAGGGCTAAGAAATGTTGATGAAGAAATGGAAGAGATCATTAGTGAGGGTAAAATAAAAGACTCAAATATTCTCTCTCAACTTCAAAAAGTACCAAAGTCACCGCAAAAGAAAGAAATAGTAAATATTATAAGAAATATGGTATACCGTGATGGTAAAAAAGAAGATGTTAAACAAACACAGGACATACGTAACACATTGGAATTTTTGAGACAAAATTATGCAAGAAAAAAGTTTCCATTAGAAGATTATGCAAACGAGTTTAGAAAAAGACTACCTATACAACATACACTCAAAAATAAGTTAATTACAAACATACCCAAAGAATTGTTAGACAATATATTTAAACGTGCAAAGGAAACAAAGCGAACACGTAGCGAAGTTATAATTGAAGCACTCGACTACTACTTTAATAAATATATACCAACCAACTAAAAATTTCAAAATATTTAATATTTATTATATTATATCTATCATAATTCGCTCTCTATTAGGTATGTATTTATTCAGAATTTTTAATTTAGTGATTACAATTATATAGTCACCATGATTTGTTTTTAAAGCATAAGCATTATAACCAATATCTCTAAAATGATAAATAATAATTTCCACCAGATCATATAAAGCACCTTTACCTGTTGGATATGGATGACCATATATTGAAACATTATTTTTATTACCATACATACTTGTTGGCAATCCACAGAGACTTGAAAGAAACCAGATTGTACTATTACTATGTTTCACAACCTCTTCCATAAAGGGTGAATGTGCTTTTTCTATTCCACAAGCATCCCAAACAGAACAATCAGCATATTTTCCCAAATTATCAAAAGATATTTCACCTATAAATCGTGACTTAGTAATATCTGGGTTTACCCAAAACGTAAGTTTTTTTTGACTTTTCATTTCACTTACATCATTACCACAAGCAAAAACAAAAAACCCAAAACTTAGAGCCAAACCAGCCGTTGACAATAAAGTATCAGAACGTTTGCAACATAAATCTCTAAATGTTCCGTATGATTTAAGACCAGAATCAACTAGGATATGTAATATATATTTGAGTATATTATATTTATCTATATTCTCTTCTCCGCTATATGGTTTTATTTTTGGCAATCCTTTCATACTTATAAACGGTACTAGGTCTGTGCTAATTGGTTTACCACCGCATTTGTCCAGTAATCTAATGTTTAGCTTTTCTTTATCTAAAGTATGTCGTGATGGCATATTTTCATATGGCTTGTATTTATACGGTTCTTCCCACGTTATCAAAGATGGCAACTTCTATATCACCTTGAACATATATAATATGTAGTATAAAAGTTTTTCGATCACTACTGATCTCCCACCTGCTGAGACAGAGATTTTTCGTAACTTTCTCTACTTAATATTGGGTATGATTTTACCACACGGTCTAACTCAGCCTTGAACCTATAGTTTATGTTATTTTCAATGAGATATGTTATGAGTGTTGGTACATACACTCTGTAAGATTCGAGTTGGAATCCCATATAGTTTGCGACACCAACTATCCAACGGTCAACAAAAGGATGTAGTTGTTTTATGATTTCAAGTGGGTCTGTATGTCCTATGATCCAAGGCTCAATTGAAACGAGTGTCTTTATTCCCATTTCCTTGGCTTTTTTCAACACCCTAACCTTCTCCGATGGTAAACTAGAATTTGGTTCATATTTCTTATATGTTATATCATCCAGAGAGGTTATAGTGAAGCCAACTTCAACATTTTTATACTGAGATATGAGATCAAAATCATCTTCAACATCAGACGATTTTGTGAGAATTAATATGTGGTGTTTAGATTTGAGCATAACTTGTAAGACTTCTCTAGCCCATTTCAACGTCTTGTTTAAAGGTTGATATGCATCACATGTGGAACAAAAGAAGAAAACTCCGGGTGGAATACCCTCTAGAGCCTTTTCCAAAGCAACCAAATCTAGATTTCGCTTTTTAGGTTCATTCCACACTTCTACCCACTTGAAACGATCATTCATTAGTTTTGCATAACAGTATGTGCAATTGTGGAAACAGCCCTCATAGATATTGATGCCATAATCACACCACTCAACACCACTATCAAAGTTGAATTTTTTTATAAGGTTGTCTTTCTTATCTTTCTCTCCTTTCTCCTTTGTTTTCTTCACTTTTTTATAAGCACCAGAAATTGATGTTTCACCACTATACATATCTTTTTTAACTTCGTCTGTAGCATTTTCAATAACATACAATGCTCTCTGTGCTGTGGCTGGACTCATACCAACTTTTTCTGCTAAAAGTTCTCTTGTATTTCCAATTGGTGTATCACTTGATACACCTCTTATATCTACATGTTCTTGGCGTGTCTTTCGTAACCATTCAATATAATTTGATTCGACTTTTAATTTTTGTGCTGGCGTGAGTTGCCGTCTTAGAAGATTATCGTTCTTAGCATATTCCATTATTTCCTCAAAATCCTTGAATTCCTCCAAAATATAAGGAAATTCCTTTCCTAGCTTTGTGGCAAGTGTATGACGTTTATCACCACATACAATCGTACCCTTATACTCTTCAGGTGAATTAGCAACAACACCTTTAACCAAAATGCCACGTTTCTGAATATCTTTTTCTAACTCATCATATATTTCTCTTTCATCTAAACCAGCAAACAAACTACGAATTGTTTGATTAACCTTTAGTTCAATCATTGAAACATATAAGCATCATAGTTATTTATAAGCATTTCGGTTGTTTGCCTAATATTTTATTAAAAAAGCTCATCAAAAAAGATGAGTATTACACTATCTAAGCCTAGAGAAAGTCCAAGAGTAATAAGGAAGCCACCAACACCACGTTCATAGGTATTGGCAAAAACCATAGCGTTGGTATAAGTGCCAATACCCGGCATTTCATACCACATACCAAAGAGGAAGATATCTATCCCCAACATCATAAGGATTGGAATTATTTTTCGATCCATTTTGCATCACACACTACAACGGCTGTGGTGTATATAAGAGTTTCGGTTTCATAACCACAACCTTTTTAAGCAAGGTTGATAATGCAATATACGATATAATGACAACTAGAAAAACAGTATCTTTGATGTGGGAAACAGATTCCTATGATGACCAACCAAAAAGAAAAATTTGGCGTAGAGTTGCATATTCACATGCTATATCCTATGAAGATGCTCTATATAAATTACTTCCAAAATTATCCCAACATTGGGGATTACCACTTGAGGATAGATATTTTCTAGTTTGGGGATTATCACCAAACTATGAAAACATTACTGATGTTTCTAAGGCTGTTGTCAATAGATTAAAGAAAAATGCCGAAAGATCAGCTAAAAGGATGATGAAAGTACTTGAAAAGAGTTAGAATTTATAAGGGAAAGAAGTACACCTGTGACCCGTATTATTCCAAGTCCGTGAGGTTGTGGATTTGTACACTCCGTGATGCTGAGACAGACGATGAGGTTGCAAAGGAATCTGGTTACGGAATGACCATGCACGAAGCTATTGATGATGCTTTCTACAAATTAAGAAATATGCCTTTGGGTTAATTTTTTTATAAACATTTATATTAGGGCAACCACCAAGCACCCTTATTATGATAGAGTTTATCATAGCTCTTTGAAACCTCCCAATTCTCTAAGTCTGCAATAACAGAATGTAATGATTCGTGCCCTATGACATCTACTAAACGATCAAAGAAATTAACATCAAATAGTCTGTCACCATTTGCTTTTACAAAATTTACTGGCTTATCCACATCTACACCAGAAAGAGATAACCAAATTGACTTGTAACCATCCTCTTTCCTTAGACATACAAAACCAAAATCTTCTGGTTTACGTTTATAGATTGTGAAATTATCACATACCATTTTTAGACACCACGAATTAATTTATGTTTTTTGATACTCATCAACAACCAAATAAGCCAAACTCTCTGATTCAGGACATCTCTCGCAATATCGGAGATGTTTATTCACAATTTTCCACTTATGACCAAGTATTAAACATACTATATTCATTCCCACACACTCTTCCCAGTTATATCATCTAATGTAGGATATATTACAGTGATATAAAAACCTTCCGATATTAGTAGTTATCTTATATAAATATAATATAATTCTGGGGTTTCTACTCCATCTACGCTTCCACTTTCTACTCCTATTGTATGATATAACCTATAAACCGAAACACTTTTATATAAGTTCGGTATTTTCATATACGGTAGAAAACATGAACAAAGTGTTTGGAATACTGACGTTGGTGATACTCCTACTAGGATTAGTATCCGTAGTAGGTCTTAAAGTGTCTGCGTGTGACACGAATGATAATGGGAACAACGGAATCCCCGGTCAAATTCAGCATCTACAGGATGAAATAGATGCTCTCAGAACTCTTATCAGTGGACTCACTAGCACTCCCGGTCCTCAAGGTGCTACAGGAGCTACCGGAGCTACAGGTGCAACGGGTTTAACTGGTGCTACTGGTGCGACAGGTGCTACAGGAGCAACAGGAGCTACTGGTATGACAGGAGCAAAGGGCGATACAGGAGCTACTGGTTCTAAAGGAGCTACAGGTTCAACGGGAGCTACTGGTGCTACGGGAGCTATTGGGGCTACAGGTCAAACAGGTCAAACAGGTGCGATAGGTTCAGTAGGTTTAACAGGTGCTACGGGTGCGACTGGTGCGACAGGTGCAACCGGAGCCACAGGTTCCACAGGAGCTACGGGGCAAACAGGAGCAACGGGGCAACGGGGAGCTACTGGTGTTCAGGGACCGCAAGGAGAACAGGGTATTCAGGGACTTACAGGTACTACAGGAGCTACGGGTGCAACCGGAGCAACGGGGGCAACTGGGGCACAGGGACAACAAGGTTTGAAAGGTGACACAGGTGCAACAGGACTGATGGGACCACAGGGTATACCGGGCATAGCAGGTGCAAATGGTGAATCAACACCGATTTGGTCATCACTTCTTTCGGTGTTAGCAATTGCGTTCTCGATAGTAGCCATAGTGACAAACGTATTCCACAAGAAACAATAAACCATCTATCTTCCCTTTTTTATTTTTATTATCATATAAATATTTCTAACCAACCACAAAGTTTATAAATGAGAACGGTTTTCATATATAACTGATAGAAGATGTTTAACAAACTAAGTTTAGGAATGTTTATTATACTTATACTAGGCGTAATGTCTCTGGGTTTAGCTTCAGCTACACCATCACCTACGATCATGTTGAATCCATCTACAGGTGTGACAACAACAATTATGGGTTCTGGATTCCAAGCCAACCAGACTATCAAAATATATTGGAACACAACACAGATGGTTACAATTCCATATAACATCACCTCTGACTCTCTGGGTGGTTTTGTATGCATGGTCACTGCTCTAGATCAAATGGGTGGGAACTTTACAATTACTGCTGTAGATACTGCCCTCACTTCTGATACAACTTCAGCAAACTTCACCGTGCCTATTCTAAAAGGTGTTACAGGTTCTAACGGTACAAATGGATCAACATGGTATAGTAGTGCTACAATACCAAATGTAAATTCAACAGGTGTAAATGGTGATTTCTGCCTCTATACAGGAAATTCAACTGTTTATGAGAAAATATCTGGTTCATGGGTTTTCACAGCAAACATTAGAGGATTAATAGGTAGAACTGGTGCTACAGGTGCTAGAGGTGCAACAGGAGCCACCGGAGCCAAAGGTGCTACTGGTACAACTGGACCTGTTGGACCAATAGGTGTTACAGGAACTACAGGAACAATAGGTAAAACTGGTCCTATTGGTGAAACGGGTGCTACGGGTTTACAAGGACCAAAAGGTGACACAGGCACAACAGGTTCAATAGGAGCAAAGGGTGACACAGGTGCTACAGGGGCTACGGGTGAAAATGCAGACTTAACCTTAGTATATGCCTCTCTAGTATTGGGTGCTGGGGCTATAATCGGTGTACTCTACCTAAACCACAGAGAAAATGGATATTAAAAAATTTACTCAATAATGATGTGATGTGTCTCTTTACCTATATTTTTAGCATAGTTCATTGCCCACATTCCCCCAGACCATTTTCTTCCTTTTGGGTCGAGGCAATAAAGAACATCACACATTTCTGCTACCTCTATGTTTCTAGACTTATATCCCTTCATTTTTTTAGTATTATAGTGACACGTTTCATCTGGGTATATTTTACTCAACATTGTTGGTTTCTCAACATCTTCAAACTGGTTAATTTCTGGATATTTTATATCTTTAGGAATTCCTAAACTATCAGCTATAATTTCTGCCCATTCATCTATCCCACCACAGAATTTGATTTTTTCATTTTCAGAAGTTGCACCACCACAGCCACCAGAAACTAGAGTTATATCTGTCCTATCCTTATATTCACCATCATATCCAGTAGGATCAATTTTTCTTGGTGTTTCATCAATAAGAATTTCTCTGATCTTTTTTACAGCTTTTGTTCTCTGATTCGGTGTCCACTCACCACCTTCTGATCCAACAATTGCAACATTTCTCATTGGAACTACTCTTCTTGATTCCAAGTATTCTGCATATCTTTACCAGTTATAACTGTGAATATTTGGGAACCTGTGTAGAACGGGTTGTTCTCACCAATATAGGTATCATACTTTTTGATAATCAGCTTATAATCATAAGTCTCAAAGTCAAATATGTGTCCTGTTTGATCTTCCATGTTAATTCTTTCACCCATCTCATAGAACGCCTTGCGTAGACCCACAGACTTACAATCTATATAGAAGATTGTTGGCTCTTTAAAATGGTGTAACATACTTTTCATGGTGTTGGCTATGAGTCCTATGCAATCTTCCATCTTGTAAAAGTCCTCACCATGCTTGAACACTCTATATGCCTTGAATTGTCTCTCACCTAGAATGAACGCCTGTACATCTACCTTTTCCTTTGAACGAACCTCAACGAGCATCGGAAGTTGATAAGCACTCCTTTTTATATCTGTAACGATTGGCTTCATTTTACTAACATAAATTCCCCAAGCACCAAGTTTGTATGCAAGATAGTTGGGTTGTGCATTTTCGGTAACTAAAATCTTGGAAACTTCCCAATTCTTTTCGATATCAGATAGGTTCATAACTGTCGGAAGATAGGGATATATCAGAGTATTTAAGGGTTTTGGTCTTTATCCCCAAACCAAGCCCATTTAGGTATCTTTCTACCTTCAGCCATGTCACTAGCAGATGTGATTTCACTATGACTAATAGCAAAATCATAATGAATATCTGTCTTTTCTAATTTTCTCTTTATAACTTGTTCTGTCAATTTATCAAAACGATCACATTCGCCTGTGGCATACATACTCCTACCACATTTTCTACAAATGTTTGTAACACTTGATTTATATCCACATTTTGGGCATCTATATACTGGATAGAATATATTCTCCTTAGTCTCTATACTTTCTTTAATACAACATCACCCAACCTTTGTTTGTGTGCAGAAATCAATTGAGAACAGGGATGTAAAACACATTGTCTCTTATTACACCATTGCCCATAGAATTTTGATTTTAGTATGTTGCATTTCAAATTAAACCCTTCCCCTTGTGCCAAGTGCCCTATCTAACATACCCAGAAGTGATCTTGCATCGTCTTTGCCTAGTAGATTATATAAGAACTTTTCGCTGAAAAAGGGTGCATCCTCATCACCATCACTGTAATAACCACTCTCCTTGAAGTTCACACCAGCTTGGAATTCCTCTGGTTTCCACTTGTATAGTTCTTTAACAGCCTTCTCTGTACCAAACATTTCAGGATGAAGTCGTGCTAGAGTCCAACGCATTGCATCTAAACCTTCTTTCATATGATGCAGGGTATAGTATTCATCATCCTTATCCTTCCTCTTTACCTCTAGCTCTTTTGTAAGTGCTTTACCAATTTTTGGTGGTAACTCTACATATTCGCCCTCATATTCTAGCATAGTGACTTTCTTATCAGTGAATTTCGGTAGGATTCTTACTCTCTCTTCAATGTCACTCATATCATTCACCCTTGAGTTTCCTGAAATATCTTTTCGGCTTCAACCAAGTCTTGGTCGAATACCATACCAGCTAGTTCATCGGCTATTACTTCACTTAGATCACTGCACTCATCCAAGGTGACATTCATCTTGGAAAGGTGCATAGTCTCAAAGGGATTTGTCATATGCTTGAAACAGACGGAAGCATATGCCAACAGCTTTCTATATCTTGTTTTGTCCATTTTTCATCACTTTTTCTTTCTCCTAACTTCTATAAATTTTCCATTAACTAGATAATCGCTGATTTCATCCGAAACATATGTGATACACAGTGTTGCATTTGTGAAGAGATTTTTATTAACCTCATCATTATCTGTTGTAATTATAACATCTGGGTCGTGGTTAAAAAATATTGAGTCGAGTGTGAATAGTTTACCATTTATTCTAATTATTTTTTCATCTTCCATTTTTCATCAATCCGCATTTGACCAATCTGTATTTGCTTCTACAACGTCATATACCATACTATACAGATGTTTAAAATTGGTACGGTCATAGACTCCAAGCAGACCATCACCATAACCATTAAGCCCATAATCAGGAATTATTATTGTCCCAATCTGATACCAACCATTCCTTATGATAAACCCATTTTGGATGTAAGTGCCTCTGGAATCTGCACCAAATATTGTTTTATATAACTTTTTCTTTAAATCTATCTCCAATCCTTGAGAGATATATTCGACACGACTAATATCATACTTGTCGTGTGGAATGATTTTGCCATCTTTACCAATCTTGTTGAGTGTGCTACGGTTGGATAAAACAACCAAATCAGAATACTTCATTTCGTTTCACCATTTACTTTCTCAACCCAAGCATATGTTAATGCTGGGAAGTGCTTTATCTCCTTTATGTTTTCGAGCAGTACTATTTTTTCTCCTGTCTGATGGTAAACAACACCATACGTCAATATTTTTTGGTCGGCTTGTTTCCATTCTGGTGGTGCTTTTGGATTGAATAATTGCCATCTTGGTGGTCTGCCATAGAGTCCTCTATATTTTGTAAGCCACCAGCCTTGTTTGAGTTTTTCTAGAACTTCTTTGTATTTCATCTTAGATCACTTTGTTGGTCCAGTTCAAGAGACATAGTTACGTTCTTCTTGATCTTGTAGATTGCTTTAACTTCAACAATAATATCATCTTCAGCCAAGCTACCATCCTTGAGCCATTCTTGAAGTTCCTTATCATCCTCTATAAAGCACCAATCCTTGTCGTAACTGTGCCCAAGATGGACATACTTACCAGAATCTTTTATGGTCATTTATGCTTACCATCATACCTATCCACGTAGGTAGTATTTAAATTTTTTGGTTCAACGATTCCTCAAACATTTTACATGATGTACTTTTCCATAATAACATTTGTGTTGCTTATGATCTGCTGTGGCACAATACATACCACACAAATCACTGTAAGCAATATTACATGGCTTTTTTCTTATTTTTCCAAATAAAACATATGCTATTACACTCATCTTTGTTGTTCCTCTTCCTTGAGTCTTTTTTTCATACGCCTTTCTTTCATTTCTTTCTTGGTATGTGGCTTTGGTTTAGCATTTCTGCTTAACACTTGTCTCTCTTTCTTTGAAACACCAGACTTTCTCTCTTCTATACTCTCTGGTGTTATCTCTTTAGGTTCTCCTTTTTCACCCATTTATTTTCTCACCTCTTTACCGATACATCCCAATAAACATCATACTTCCCAAGCAAAATAAAAATAAGCAACCTGTACCATACCACGCCAAACATATCAAAAGTTCAAACAATCTATGTTCTTTATTTTTATCTTTTAAATAATCTCTAAATGATTGATAGCAATATAACCATGTCCAACCAATGAAAACTGTCCCAAGCATCCCCCACAATAAAAAGACGATAAAATAAGAACATCCGGTTGTCAATCAACTTCACCCTCTTCTCTCTTCAATCTAGCCATTGTATCAAAATGTAGCTCTACGATTGACCTATGTGCCTTCTGGTTTGGTGGTGTCCAAGGGGCTGTATAATATATGTAACCATTTCTTGACAATTCGAAGAACCTACCTAATATAGTTGTGTTCGGATACTTAATTAATATTTTGTCGTTGAATTGTAATTTTTTAGCGGTTTCTAAATCCATTTTATGTCAACCACTGCCCACTTATTAGTCTAAAACTTGCATCTTCAATGTGGAATAAATTGTCATACAATACTTCACTATCAATATCTGGATCGGTGAGATATTGCATCACGAAAAGTCGTGCTGTGTACCGATCTGGAACATTGTCAAACAATTCATTCATTTTATCATGTATTTCTCTAAGTTTGATTGATATTGTTGTATTTGGTGCTATATAGTGGTATTGTTTGTAGACCATAGAATTTGGTACTTCATCTCTTGCCCAACGTACAGAATGTATAGTTGTAATATCAACAGCCATAGCCCACAATAAAGTTGGGAAGTGTTTTAAATCTGGTATGAGTTTAGCTTCACGTTTCAATTCACGAATTTCAATCACAAGTGCTAATATTTCACTATTTCTTTTTAACATATCTTGAGACATTGTTATCACTCCACGATCCTAACGAAGTGATGTTCACCACCCTTGCGACAGTAGAGGCTCCCGGCGATAGGCTCCTGCGAGTCTGTTTGAAATTCTATCACAGCCTTGGGTTTTCCATCGACCATTATTGGTGGATATTTGAGTCCCAATTGTTGTTGACCACCATTCTGTCCGTGCCAATTTGTGGCATCCTCAGATTTGCATAAGTCCAGAATGATATGAAACCCACCTGACGTTTCCGTGACCATGAACTTTTTATAAGAGGAAGTATGATCCATAACATCCTTAGCGATAGTTGGGTCAAGTGTATCAACATCAACGGTACAGAAGTGTGTTCCCTTAGCCTTGTTCTTGTGCAAATCACCAAAGAAACGGGAATTCTCCATTCCAAGGGCTATATCTGAACTTTGGTCACGTGAGAGCATATGAGTGACATTATCCTTCATAAGCTGTGCAACAGCCTGATATACACTTCTTGGGCTAAGTGTAGCTAGTATGCCCATAGCCTCTTTTGGCATCCTTGGAATTGACTTCTTTTCTGTCTTTACATCATAGAAGCCGTAATGTTGTAGAATCGCTAAGTTGTGAATTTTTGTGAAGTACCTGTCACGCCATGTGGCTCTGATCTCTCCATAGTTGAATTCATCCTGTTCGCCAACAGTATCTGGGTTGGTCATTATAGCACGAATTATGTCCCGTTCAACTACAAGATCGCTAAGTTTGTAGCCAAGCAATTCCTTGACCTTTTTTGACCTGACACAGAGCATTGCAAGATGTACGGTTGGTGGACTTACTGTTAAGTCTGGAAGGCGTTTTATGAATTCTTTAACATCTGATTCAACGTATTCCACAGGCATAGCTATCACAGGCTCAATATGACGATGTTGTTTATAAGTGTTTCGGTTACTTTATTATTCGTATGTGCATATAACTACTGGATTCGATTTGGTCCCACGATTCTTCTATTGAAAGATAATCATCTTTACGATTGTAGTTTATATTTGCCTTTTTCAAAGCCATTTCTAGTTTATCTGCCGATAGGTCATTCACAAATGAAAGATGATTATTATATTTAACTTTATAGCCTTTCACAAGTTTATATCTATAACTTGCCTCATAAATATCAGGTTCCTTGACTAATTTGGTTTTGTGTGATTTATCTAAAACTTCCATATAATCAACACGTTCCAGTATTTCATTATCTGCAAGTACTTCTAACGGTTCACGGTAATTTGGGTGTTTCTTCCAGAATATTGGACTATCGGATAACATACAAATTGATTCAAGATCAGCCATTTTAATATACTCTCCCCTCTGAATCATGCCAACCAGCCAGTGTGATTTTCACAGGTCTAAAGCTATTACATTTTTCACACATATCAGTATTTACCTTATTTACATGTTGACATTTAGGGCATGTCCAAGGCTTTTCATCCTCTATTTCATCAAACATATCTCTATAAACATGTGGTGGT